GTACAGGGCATCTTCCATGGCACCGTCGCTCAGGTTGTACCAATGCTGCATGCAGTGAATACGCAGCATGGTCTCCAGCGGATAGGGCCGTCGGCCATTGCCCGCCTTGGGATAAAACGGCTCGATGACAGCGGTCATATTCTGCCATGGCAGAATCTGCTCCATGCGGGAGAGGAAAATCTCTTTTCGGGTCTGACGGCGCTTAGTGCTGAATTCACTATCGGCGAAGGTGAGTTGATGGCTCATGATGTCCCTCTGGGATGCGCTCCGGATGAATATGATGATCTCATATCAGGAACTTGTTCGCACCTTCCCTAATGGTGTTTCTGTAATAATGCCTGAAAGCATAAGTTTATTATTCTTGATCCTGACATTATCAGATACATCATTACCATCCTGCACAGGATACGATGTAACATCGGCAGAACGTGAAACCTTAGTTGCCGGAACAGCGTCAAAAGTAATAGCTTTATAACTGGCTATCGTTGATGCATTTTCGTTATTCAGGTTGCTACATATAATGGCAAATCCGTTATCAGATTTAACCTTGCTGTTAGATGTATTAATGTTAGATGTGCTGTTGATCTGACTTTCTTTGATAACCATTTATATTAATCCTTGTGTAATGAGCGGAAAGCAATAAATATTGCCCCCGCTTTATTATTAGTTATCGTTAAACTTAGTTAACGCTACTCTGTCCTGACAACGTGCTAAGAATCAGATTCGAACTAAACTGATTGTTGTTCGCTCTGATCTCAGTGCGGATTAAATCCTGAAAGCCGGGACCGTTAGGGATGACGTTAACAGAGATCATATCACTCGGCACCGTAACCTGTGCATTCACGTTAACAGGAGTTGCGTATTGACGTTGTAGGCTTACAGTCGGCTGATAGGCTTCTGCTTTACGTGCAACAAGGGTTGATCCGTAGCTGTTAGCATTGCCATTAATTAAATCAGTCCACCACCCTGGAACGCCGGACTGTGTTTCCTCACCGCGCACAATACGCCCTACATCTTTCGTATCGAGTCCAGTTGCATAACGAATACCTTCATTGATAATCGTTGATGGCGACCATTCCCCATCTGTAACAGCGTCCATACCCTTTTGTGTCTCAGGTCGGTTATCATTCTCACCACGGCTAAGATGTTTATTAATCCAGCTTGTGATTTGATTCCCGTAAGAAGTCATAGAGGTCAGTAATACAGCGCCTTGTTTAGCCAAATCCCCGAACGATGCACCAACACCATAAGCTGCATTCTGTAAGGCTTTGCTTTCTTCCGGTTTGAGTGCTGGCATGTTGGCTATGCCATCAAAGAAGCCCAAAATAGCCTGATTCGATAGTCCATCTGTCAGACGGTCAAAGGCTGTAGCTGTCTTGTTAGCTGCGCGATATTGCTCTTTCTGTGCTTCTGTCAGTAGCTGCCCGTTGTTTTCCATATCAACCATCGTTTTACGGAACTCTTCCCCATCACGGGAAAACATCTTGAGATAATGGCTGGCATCGTCTGCTAATGGTTCGATCAGGGATATGATGGCTTCTTTAGTCATTCCTCGGCGTTCACCTTCTCTCACCACGTCTTGCAGGAGTTGCAGCGGTCGCCCCTGGTAGGAAGCTATCTTATCTTTGTTCCATGCAAAGGCATTCTGAATATCATTTAATGATCCTTCCCCGCCTCGCCACTCTTTTTTCTTACTATCCCATTCAGCAGTTCGGCTTTGATGACCAATGCGTTCGTTTAAGTCTTTGATATTGTCAGTGGTCTTGTCCACGCTTGCACTTGATACACCGTTTGCCCTCCCCCAATTAACCATTGCAGCCACCTGGTTGGAGTCTGCGCCTACCAGATCGCTCATCTTCTGCAATTCCATACGTTCACGGGCTTTTTCCATTCCAGCAGATACAGCCATACTTCCTAAGCCAACGGCAGCGCCGCCGATAATGCCACCAACACCGCCCATCATTAACGCGCCACCGCCGCTAACACCTTCTTTGTGGAGCTTCTTAGAAGTAACTGGATATACACCCCCAGCGGCAGCATTACGACGCGTAGCAGCGGCTGCGGCTCGTCTTTCTAATGTGATGCGGTCACGGATCAGGGCATTCATCTTCGCTTGCGATATAGCGCCGGATTCATAGAGGCGGGTTTGTTCCTTAATGTAACGTAGAGCATCGTGATATTTCTTAATATCCATCCCTTCGCCATAGCGGGAATTGTTCTTGATGCCTTGTAACTGGCGATATGATGCAAGGCGCTTGATCTCTGCCTTTTCAGCAATTGAGGCTTGTTTAGCCTGTGCTTTAGCGAGGTTTTTAGCTTCCTGTAGCTTCTGTTTAGTGCTGGCTTTAGATGCCTGTGTCTCAGATTTAACAGCCCGCTTAACATGCTGATCATGCTGGCGCTGAATCTCTTTTCCCAGCCTCTGTAAATCTTTCTGACGTGCTGCCGCCACTTGCACAGGTTTGATCCCCTGCATCTTCTTTTGTAGCTTATCCACTTCATTCTTAGCTTTCTGTAAGCTCTTGAAATCAGTGGTAAATGTCACAACATTACTAATTCGTGAGGCGGTAATTTCTAACATGTTAATTGTTTCCCTGTATTATGATTATTGTTTGTTATTGTTTTTTAGAGCAATAATATTGGATTGCCTCAAAAGTGCTGCACCCAGTCTGAAACACACGCTGCCGCACATTATTTGCATCAATTGAAAGCATTCTGCATAAGGCACTGACATTGATTATTGAGTCATCGCTAATAGCTGCCAGTTCTTTTACAGCCTTAAGAATAAAGGATTGTGGGTTTTCTGTATTCATTGGTTTTCTCTCACATATATATTTTTATTTGGGTTTGTAGACAGTAGAAAAACAAAAAGGGCAAAGAGATTCGTTACTGTATTTGCGCCTACAGGTTAGTTAATCCCTTTACCCTTATTGCCCCGATGGGGAATCGTCTATTAACGCTTTATTACGCAGCAGATCCGAAGATGATAGCTTGCGGAATGTTGTTTACTGGCAGATAAGATGTCTCAGTAACCACAGATGGGAATTGGAATTCATCCTTGATTAGATATTGGTGATGCAACACGGCATCTTGACCTAACTCAGCATGACGCACACCAACGCCGCTATGAAGCTGGTAACACTGTGCCGCTTTATCCATTACCGGAACAATTGCGAAACCGTTCTCTCCGATGTGAGCAACAATCTCAGGAAACATTGACACATCAATAACAGTGATCCCACCAATCTGGAAAGAGTCATAGGCTGGGTTAGAATCAACCATACGGGTAAACAGGGCCGTAGCACTCGCATCGCCTGCATATTTCACCATGTCACTGATCAGCGGGTTAGATGACAAACCATCAGCAGCAGCGCCAGCAGCAAAGATAATTACACCAGTTCGCTTTGCAGCAAGACCAGACCCCAGCTTTTCACTCTGTAAGCGCACCGCTTTACGAATAGCAAGGAACGGGTTAACAGTTGTCGATGCAAAGTCGATAGCGGGTACCGTGGTTTTAGCCTGACCGTCGAGGAAGTCGAGATCACCTTGTCCGGCATATTCAGATTCAACTTTCAGGCCCAGCAGCGCGGTAATCAGATCCACTTCAACACGGTTTGCGTGTGAACGGTAATGAGCCTCAGAGAAATCATTAACCGCTACCAGCATAGCATCAGAACGGTTTGGATATTGGCGGCTGTATTGTTCCAGGTCACGAGAAGTAACAGCGTTAATACTGCCGACGTGTTTCATCTGGAAAAGTTTGTTTGACCATTCCTGACGTTTAGAGGCGTTCCAGTCGCTTTGAGCGTAAGGTGAGGTTTCCCCAGCTACCTGCACAAACTGATCAATCAGGTCGGTAAGAAGAATGCTGTTTTCTGTATGATATTGCACATCGAACAGATCGAGATTAGTAATCAGGGTATTAAGTGCATTCTCATAAGCAAATGGAGTTACTACCGCAGTATTAACGCCAAAATATGTTGATAAATCATTCATTATTATTTTCCTTGTTAAGTCGTAGGGATCGCAAGTTCTTCATAACTAGCAATTACAAAGCCGAGAGATTGCAGTTTTGCAATAACACTTGCCTTTTCCATGCTGTTAAATTCAATCCCATCTTCAGCCAGAATAACGAAAGTAGGATGTGCAACCACTACGCTTTCCTGTCCTTCATAAGCCGGTTCAACTACTATGTGAGCAATATCAGATGCGGTTGTTGCTTTGGTGCCATCGGCTTTCAGCAAAGCCCCGACAATAAGATCGTCAGTGAGAGGTGAAGCCAGTTTGACGAGGCGATCTTGCAGCACTGGATCAGCAGCGTAAGCTACTACCTTACAGCGTGAACGGGAGTTATCCGCATTCACTGCTTTTAATTTTCCATATGGGTTAGCCATAAGATTATTTTCCTTTCAGTTGTTTAATTTTAGATTTAAGGGCATCAGCAAGACTAACCGCATCAGCCGATTTAAATAATTGAGCAGTGGTAGAACGAAGACTTTCGGGAGTAATTCCCAACAGTGCGGCAACCTTAATGAGGTTTTCATCACTAACAATCATCGTTTCCCCGTCTTTGCTGATAATCATTTCTTGTTTCATAAATAACGTTCCTGTTAGTGCCAGACAAATAAAAAGCCCCAATGCCGTAAGAGGTTAATTCTGACCAGCAAAGGGGCTTTAACGTGCGGGCAATTACATAATTGATAAGTTAAACTATAAGAGGATTAAACATATCAGCAAATACACTTTTTAAATATACTTGATGATATGCTTAAAGGGTGAATAGATACTCCTGAAAACATGCTCTTAGGAAAACATGCGGAATCAATCAGGAATATCTATTCGGGGCGCGGTGGCCAACCGCTATCTTTCATGGTGTGGATGCACCAGTCAGATTTTAAGGAATCACTATTCCAATCTACTCACAGATTAAATTTTTAATAATGATTAACTACACCAACAGTAATCTACCGTTTCAGAAAATCGTTTTTACAACCAAAGCTTATAGATCCGCATTCTATAAAACCCGTTTTGCTATCAATATTTCCAAAGTTTATTGCACCATTCTTAGCTAAACTCTCTCTGCTTGCGGCTAACGCTATGCAGATGATTGTTTTTGACAACAACTTAATAGATTATTCTGTTACTAACTTCTGTCATTAAATAATAGTTTAATGATGTTAGTAAATAGTTATAAAATATAACTATCAGTGTAAGGCTCTTTAATGTTTTCTGACAAAATAAGGAGCTTTAGGATAAGCATAGATGAAAAATAAGAGCGGGAAGGGCAAGGAGATAACACCTACCCGCTTTTATCAAAATTAAGCACAATGCCTAACAACATTCATCAACACAACGTAGAAACAATCAACAATCAAAGAGGGAGTTATGATTATTCTAAAACTTCTTGAGAGATGGAAGGTAATATTTGTTAGAGGTTAATGCCACTCAACCTTTGAGGCTATCACCTTCCATATGCAGGGATTTATGACAGTAGAAGGATTAACACCAGTCAAAACCTTTTTATCTACCCCTAATATCATTATATAATGAAATCGTTATAAATGCAAATGATTTTCATTATCACTTAGAAGAAATAGCACTTTTTGCTAAATCATCTACTAATTGCTGAATCTCTTCACTTGCAGCCTTTAACGTGCTGGCGGTGTCTGTGATGATTTGAGTGCACATCTTGGCATCGTCCTCAATTAGCTCTAAATCGCTCACCAGAGAGATAAAATCGTCAAGGCTTACATTCACCTTCATTAAGCTAATAACGCATTGAGAGAGCGTGTAATCGCATAAATCTGAATAGGCTTGATTTATTCTTGTTTGTAGTGAGATAGTCAGATCTAAAAGTTGTTCCATTGCATTGCTAATATCTTCTTCCATTATGCGGCTTCTCCTTGTAATGCATCATTAATCATATTCAATACGATGTTAAAAGGTGTCTTGAGCGTCAGCACTTCATCACGATAACGCTCTAATGCTTCGTAGTCTTCTGTTTCTTTTGCCAGTCGGATTAACTCAGCATAGTTTTTTGCATCAGACAGGATCATCTGAAATAATTGTGTTTCTTGAATATAGCCAATCATTATTTTTCCTTTTTTGAATATTTTCATTGGGCGCTTATACATACGCCCATCATTTTATTAGTTAGAACGTTTGTTAGAAGCTAATGTATCATTCTAAATGAGCCATCAGATCGACTTCCGATGCACCACCTACACAATTATTGAAAGCGTTAAATCCCAAAAAATGATGATAGGAGCTAAACCCTAAAAGCTAACCACTGTCGGCGGTGAGAACTCTATTTCCAAAATAGCTTTTAAAATGTGGTATCCGCTCTCAGTTATTTCAATAGTTTTGTTTCCTATAGTGATGTTATAAGCCATTTATTCTCCTTAAAAGGGTAGTGAATCATATATTGTGCTCTCACTTTTGAGATCAATTATCAAAGAGTCAAAATCATTTTCACAAAGATAGATATTCTTTGAATCTAATGCTCGTTTTACAAAATCTTCTGTTTCTTCGTGCGGTGGTTTCTTCTTATCAAGGGAAAGAAGCCAAGTAAAAATTTCGGGCCGCTCAGGGAACTCTGATTCCTGTTTTTCTTCTTCAACGATGATTTCTGAAACATTCAATATTTCATTAGATTCGTTTTCTTTCTCAGAAGGATCAGGTAGTGATGACTCTCCTGGGGGAGTAATATGTGCATCTGTGAGAGGGAGAGCATTGTAAATCAAAGATGAAATATACGGATCAGGATGTGGGGATGTTTCTAATAATCCCATCTCTTTAAGATCGTTTATCTTACGTTTAATTGTTGATGGTGAAGACTTAAAAATCTTAGCTAATGTTTCGTGACTTTCATAACAATTAAGACCATTTTCCTGATAACTAAGAAATCTATAATAAAGAACAATGTGCAATAAATCTAAAACCTTACCTTCTGGAAATTCATTAGAGTAAATCTTTGATATATTATCAAACGTGTTATAGTGTTTTGTAAAAGTTGGCTGGTTTATCATTAAAAATCTCCTTATAAATCACGCTTAATGCGCTACTAAAGTGAATGAGGATCACTTACCCTTTTTTTGTTTGATGTTCTCTGCTGCTTCAGTAATGATTTCTAACATCAAATCACTGACCATAATTTGCCTTTTCTTGGCTTCAGCAAATAAAATCTTGAAAATTTCAGGGTCAACGTGTAGGTAAGTGCGTGGAATTGGTTTCTTGGTTTCGCTCATAGTTTTCTCCTTCTCCTGTTATTATTCTTTCTCTGCTTCTGCCTTACGCAGTTCATCAATAATTTTTAGTGCATCGTCAAAGCATTTTTCACGCTCTGGATAACCACAACGGCGAGCGGTGTTTCTATACATCCTTACTTTAAAGCGGTTGATCTCACCACGTTTCCAGGCTTCTACTACATCCTGTGGAGTGAAATATTTCATTAATTAACCTCCTATTCTATTTGGTTAAAAGAAAAAGACACCTTGCAAGCCTTGGGCTTCAAAGTGCGGTGCATTGGTTTAATTATTTAGAGGATAAGAATCTATTCCTGTCCCTCTAATACCTATTATTGCACAGAAAGAGACGTTTGTCAATACCATTTCCGAAAAAAATCGATCTTTTTCATGCACTTACGAGCAATTCGTGCTCTTACGAGTACTCCTATTCTTCCTTATTCTCTAAAACGCTCTAAAATGCGTTCTAACGAGGTTTTGATAAAAACAATACATTCCCTTATGTAGAGGCTGTTTAGCTCGCCAGAGGCTTATTTAAGGGGTAGAATCTCATCTACTACCTAACATCTTTAAACCATATTTTTCTTTTTTGTCTGTTTGATGGTTGATCTATAGTTATGCGTTAGCATCCCCAAAGGGGTAACGCTACTCTAATTGCATTCGCCAGAACATTGCACAAGAAATTTATTTTAGATGATTGATGATCGTTAGATTGGCGTAAGCCTCATCAATGGAACTATTGAAGCGCACAGCGCATAGACACTAACAACCATTCGCTTACGCTCAGGTTATTGCACAAGTAAATTTCAATCGTTAGATGGTAGTTAGTTAATTATCGTTCTGCGCACAGCGCAAGACTATTTAGCCTTACGCAAGCCGTAGGCTATTTGCACATAGTAGATTACATATTCGTTGTGAGCGGCATTAGCGAACATAGATCTACTAACTAACATCAACAAACAAAAAACTATGTGTTATGAGAAGTATCAGTCTAACTTGTGCAAGGTTCTGGCGAATGCCAATAGATTAAGGGATAGTCGTTAGACTCCCTAACGGGTATCCCTATAATTATTCTTATAAAGATAAAAAAGAATTATATTATATAGTTTAATAGTTAGTTTTATTATTAGTATTATCGTTAGTCTTATTGTGGTTCAAATTGACCTACCCCCTAGCTCACAGTGACCTACCCCCTAGCTCACAGTGACCTACCGTTACATCCATTTATCACATAACATCTGTGCAATGATCTTCTAAAAGTGTTTCTTGCTACCAAAATTAAACATCTAAAACAGGCTTAAATTCAAGATTAATTGATGATTAATCCTTATGTAATTCCATACTAAAAATTCAATGAAAAGTAGCTTAAAAAGTGCAATGTTAGCTTTCTTCACTTTTACATCACTTTCGCAAATCCTTGTGTAATGCGGCTTACAGAGCACTATCAGAAATTATTGATTAAAAATCAATCTATTATCTGTCGAACAAGTTTTCTTTAATGCAACAAAAAATTATTTTTTCAAAATAAACACACTATTTAATAGCTTGCTAATTTTACCAAAACGTAACCACATGATTCTCATGCAAGACGTGTAGTGATAAAGCAGGCTAAATCACCACACTAAAAACCTTCGAATTTCGTAGTGAAAAAAGTCCTTTACACACCTAATCAACACGATCAATAATCACTACACACAAATCAACACAGAAGGAAAATGAAAATGGCTAATATTGGATACATTAGGGTATCGACTGTCCAACAAAACACAGACCGTCAATTAGCTGGAGTAACTCTTGATAAAGTCTTTGAAGATAAAGCGTCAGGCAAGAATACCCAGCGCCCACAGTTTGAGGCAATGATGAACTATGTGCGTGAAGGTGATGTTTTGCATGTTCACAGCATTGATCGACTTTGCCGTAATACAGCCGACCTACTGGCAACGGTTGAGCAATTAACAGAGCGCGGCGTGTCTGTGCATTTCCATAAAGAAGACTTTAAGACAGGGAAGAACTCTCCCGCAGGGAATATGATGCTCACAGTGCTTGCAGCAGTGGCACAAATGGAACGTGAAATGATGCTTGAGCGTCAACGTGAAGGGATCGCCGCAGCTAAGGCAGCTGGGCGTATAGCAAAACGTGGTAATGGAAAAGCAATTGATCGAGCGGGAATTGTTGCCGCTCTCGCGAATGGTGGATCAATTCGGAGCGTAGCAAAAGATTTCAGTGTCAGCACACAGACAGTGCAACGTATTAAGAAAGAGCAGGAAGCGTAATGCCTCCTGATATTTGAGAATTGTCGCTGCGTGGACCTGACGCCGCTGATCTTCGCGTTAAACATTGATCACGTCTGCGCCGATTTCAGATAAAAAGGTAGCTATTAAGCAATACGTAACTTTTACAATTAGTGAAATTATCTAAAACACAAGTTATATAGATGAGAAAATGAAACATTATCTTGAACAAATCAAACAAAACAACACATCATCTTGTTGACACCATACAAAGTGAATAGTAAACTATTATATGTGAAAATTTGCATGTTGCGTGCAATAAAAAATAAATGATACTTTGCTATTGTTAAATCAATAGGGGGTATCTATGCGCTTTATCTCATCCATTTTAAAAACCTGCAGAACCACAATTACTTTAGCTGTAATTGTTACCATCATATACCTCATCTATTTTACCCCTCGAGATAAAATCGATTCACTAGCGATCATCGTTCATGCAATGGCTACATTAACTAAAAAACTTTAATAATTTCACTATCAGGCGCATAAACACATCTTTGATCGCTGGATGTGTTATGCGCCTACTGGTGATTCAATCCTTAAGCCATTTCAACTCACTAAGGAGTTTTCTTTCTTCGTTCTCTCGCTGTTTACGCTCTAGCCAGGCTTTTCCCTCTGGCGTAGACAGGAACTTACGAGCGTGAATCTTGCGGTTATTACGTTTTATAGCTGCAATGTTTTTCATCGTGTTGCCTCTGTATTCATATGAAAATTAACAAGTTACATACTACACAGGGAGACTACGCATAAAACACAATACAAGTAAAGATACATTTTCAAGACAATAGGAGCCATAAAGCGCCTTTGATGGTTATACCAAAAAATAAGCGCCGTAGGCGTATCCACTAAAAAGGGCTTTTTCACAAAAGCTATGAAGTCTTAGCAGTTCTTCTCTTATCAGGCACCCGTTGTACTCCGGTGGACGAAACCGTGCTAGAGCTTGATTCTTTCCCGATCAAGTTAGGTTTTGAAGAGGTGGGCTTTGATCCACTATTGCACTTAAAACTCTTCCCATCATTTAGCCTGTTTATCCTCTGCAACGTCTCACGACGTGTAGCATCATTGGACACCGCGCCAGGTGTGGAACATCTTGCTAAGAGTTTTGGTAGAAGGTTTAGAGACGGTGGCACGTCTTCCAGCTTCAAAGGAACTTGTTACGAGGTTGAGCCTGGGAACTACTCGCCCATACGTGTTACACTACCAAAGCCCATAACAACGTATAGGCGTTTGTAAGTGATAGCGGACGTTAGAACAGAAGTTACAAACCGTTAGATAAACATGCTAAACAATGCAGCTTTTACGGGGTTTTCTGTTGATGGTGCCGATAATAGGAGTCGAACCTACGACCTTCGCATTACGAATTATAAGAATCCGCTTCTAATTCAAAGCATTACCCCATCAACACTGCGCTCACACGTCCCACCACATCAAAACATGTAAAGCCTTGCAAGCCATTGTGAGGCCTTATGTGTCTCAGTTTTGTCCCACTACGACCTGCACAGAAAATAAGAAAATAGCGGTGATATCAAACAGTACAGAAGTCTTTTTTCTTTCAAATGGAGAAACTGATTAACCCGTTTAATTGTACTCCTCATGGGCAATCAGCAGTCCTCAGAGTAATGGAATGGCAGAAAGGTTCGTGAAAACGATGAAGGAAGACTACATCGCGTTCATGCCGAAACCGAATGTAAGAACGGCATTGCATAATCTTGCAGTGGCGATCGAACATTACAATGAAAACCATCCGCACAGTGCGTTGGGTTATCGCTCTCTGCGAGAATATCGACGTCAGCGGGTAACGTTAACTTAAGATACACCCCCTGTCTGGAAATAAGGGGGCAAGAACAATGATCAGATTCCCTGGTGAGTAAGAATTTTACTTTCTGAACTCCTCTGAGAGTATTGACTTGGAGAAACACCAAAATAACGTCTAAATACATAAGTAAAGTATGAGACACTGGCATAACCACAGACCTTAGCTACTTTACTAATAGGATAACAACGAGTGCTGAGTAAATATTCAGCCATTTGCATCCTCTCATCAAGTATGATCTTACTGAATGATACCCCCTCTTCTTTCAATTTCCTCTTTAGTAAACTTTCGCTGAGATATAATCTTGATGATATATCCTTAAGACGCCATGGTGCAGATAAATCCGTATGAATAATCGTTTTAACTTTAGCCCCTGTGCTTTTCAAACATCCAAACAGAAATACTCCAAATTGTTTTTCAGAAGAAAATGCAGAGAGACATGTAAAAGCAATAGACTCATCAAAAATTTCTATGTATTCAGCACAGTGATTAGCCCAACTAATTAATCCTTTAATTAAACTGAAGTCAGCAAAGTTTATTTTTAAATAAGATGGATATTCCCTACAATCAGAAATATCCCTTAAGTTATTAGCTTTCAAATAGCGACTAATAAACTCAGCGCCAAAATCCGCCACTATCACTCTTTCAGGATATGTCAGGAAAAAATCTCTAGAGCTAGAGTCGACAAGTACAGATGAACCTCTCTCCAGAAACACAATCTCTTTTCCGAAATAAACATCAAAGGACTCCAAAATCAATATAACTGAACATGTAGTTGCCATATCATCCACCCAATTTAACTGAAACCAGGATGAAGTATATGTATATAAAGTTCACTTTGCCAAACTTCAGTATAAAAAACCACTAAAAATAGGGTGTGATAAAAAATACCGTAACAATAAAGCAAAGGATTATAAATTCCGTTACAGTTACAAATGATACTCAAGAAACAATTCCTTAGGAAAAACTTATTTACAGCCAATAAGTAAGACACTTATATGATATCAAGTTTTCATAAAACATAACTAGGCTAAATAGCTGCGCCTAATACCGCTACACTTTTGCCAGCCCATGTTTGCCCCCGGGTATTGACCCCTTCTCTACGCAACTTCAGTTCCCACCACCAACTTTGCGGCAGCTTTGTAGGATCAATGTCTAAAAGAATAATGGTGACCGATAAGAAAACGACTGAATAACTGCAGATTTTCGCTCGAAACCTTCCTGTCAGATCCATAGCGAATCAAGTGCTGAATGTCACAGTATCGAACAGAAAACAGTGACGATCTAACCCTTCAAGAATATTCTACGATTGTTCTGTTTAGGAAAAGCAAGGCGGGAAGTCGGGAGATAAGTCATTGATAAAGTGGCGGAGAGAGGGGGATTTGACCCCCCGGTAGAGTTGCCCCTACTCCGGTTTTCGAGACCGGTCCAATCATCAAACGAAACATAAAATTAATTCACATTATGAGGAAAAGTATTTTTTTTGTACTATGTAAATTCAAAGACTTAGCCTCATTTCCCCGATGGTTTTCTCAACACTACTGGTTGTGAGCCCTTGCAATGTTCATTAATATACGTCTCACAAATAATTCATAGATATTGCAAAATGGATATTACTGAGTTTCCTTCTGGAGTAATTGAACACCTTGGCTGGTATGTATACCGATTGATTGATCCGAGGGACGGAAGCACCTTCTATGTAGGGAAAGGCAAAGGTAACCGCGTATTTGCCCATATGCGCGGTGAAGTGGCAGCGACTGATGATGACGAGTTACTGAGCAACAAGCTAAAGCAAATTAGAGAAATAAGGTTAGCAGGACTTGAGGTTATCCATGTCATCCATCGACACGGAATGACTGATGAAAAGACGGCGTACGAAGTCGAAGCAGCACTTATTGATGCCTACCCTGGGTTAACGAATATCATGAATGGTGCTGGCAGCAATGAATTCGGCGCCGCGCATGTCAAAGAGTTGATAGCAACATATCAACCCGAAACCATAACATTTCATCATAAAGCATTAATGATTTCCGTTAACAGAAGTGCAAAGGATTCAGAGCTTTATGATGCGGTTCGATTTAGCTGGCGCATTAATGTCTCTCGCGCCAGCCAAGCAGAAGTCATTCTTGCTACTGTAAGGGGGATCGTTCGAGGGGTTTTCATTGCTGATAAATGGCTCAAATCAACACGTGAAAATTTCCCTACGATGAAATACTGGGACGAGGATCCGGACTTTGAGGCAACACAAAGTTCTCGCTATGGTTTTGAAGGTCGAGAAGCCCCACCTGAAATAGCAAATCTTTATCTTGGAAAAAAAATACCAGATGAATTAAGAAAAAAAGGAGCTATGTCCCCGGTCCGTTACTCACCTAATTTTTGAGTCTTTAAGTGATAAGCATAAACCGCAGCACGATCTTCTTGCATACGACGTGCTACGGTTTCATTTATCTCCGACCGGAAACTTCTTATACAGTGTCGATATACCAACATCATAGATGATCGCCACCTTCTGGCGAGGAACGCCTGATGCAATTAATCGTCCGGCCTGCTCCCATTGTTCTGGTGTAAGTTTGGGGCGACGTCCACCAATTCGTCCCTGTGCGCGAGCTGCTTCCAGTCCAGCTTTTGTTCGTTCAACAATCAGTTCACGCTCCATTTCAGCCAGGGCACCCATCACATGAAAGAAAAAGCGCCCCATTGGGGTACTGGTATCAATTGAATCCGTCAGACTACGAAAGTTGATGCCTCGTTCGCGCAACTCCTCCACCAGCACGACAAGATGCCGCATACTGCGCCCCAGTCGGTCCAGTTTCCAGACCACCAGCGTGTCCCCTGCCGATAATGTCCTGAGCAGCTTTTTCAGTCCTGGTCTGTCGGACTTTGTACCGCTTATCTTGTCTTCAAAAATCAGCTCGCATCCTGCACAGTTCAGCGCATTACGTTGTAGATCTGTGTTCTGGTCATTTGTTGACACACGTACATAGCCAATAAGCATGGTAGATCTCCCTGACAAAAGCAGGAATGATGCCATTTGCTCGTTATTTCTGCATTTTCATAAACGTTGGTTTGGGAGAAGCCAGATATGTCATTCAGCGAGGAGCTAATGTCAATGGTGCATGGATACGCTGGTCAGATGGTGCAATAGAAGTATTTGGAACTGGTGGTTCCAATGATAATGGGCTGGCTAAAGTCGTTTATCCAATTGCACTACCTAAACTTTCACGTTTTATCAGCATAGCGGAAAGAATAAGAACAGATTACGAAGCCACACCTAATAACGTTCACGTTTCAATGATCGTGGATGACCAGGTCAGTAATACAGGTTTTTATGTCCGCTGCCAGATGTACGACGGAAGACCATCAACAAGTGCTTTTTCCTGGAGAGTTTATTGTGCGCCTGTTTAATCCTGTTACTTTGACTGAAGTAATCCCCGGTCTTCATGACGTGACCGGGGCTGTGGAATTACCAGAAGATAACTGGTTTTTTACTGCATCTGAAATCCCTGAAGGAATGGAAATATCTGTTAACAAGAAGGGCGAACCCATTCTGATTGAGATTAAACCATCTCAGGTGGAACTGGCCAGATAACCCCCGGCGCGGTGCTGGTATCTGCTTCCATCACCGCGTCGATATTACCAACATCATATTCAGTCATTTCCGGTTCCGGTGGTGCTATAAACTCTCCGTCAGAATAGAACCAACCGACGCCTGCATCTATATGATCAATATTTATAATTTCGCAATTAGAGAATAAATCACCCTCTCCATCCCAGATAATAATATTTTTCACCACGCCATGTTCAATCAGAGCAAAATTACTCATCAGGCATACTCCTCAACAATAACTATTCCCGGGGCACCGTCACCTCCCGATTGAGCCTCACTTCCAGCAGGTGCGCAGGCTCCGCCTCCGCCAGCACCAAAGCCCTCAGCTTTACCACCACCACGTCCGCTGAATGATGAAGAACTTGCACCACCTATACCGCCTGAACCTAATGGTGTATCCCCCCCGGTACCACCTGCTACAGCTTTAACAGAGATAACCATTGCTCCTGGTGTTTTTGCACTACAGCGAAATGCTCTTAGTACAGTACCGGACGATGTCGGACTGGCACCCCATGAAATACCCTGAATATATGATGTGTTTGCAGATGCTCCCCCCGCGCCACCGCCTGTACCACCAGGTGCAGTTATCATGGAACCGAAATAAGTTGTGCCACCTTCACTACCTGAATTTCTTCCGGCTCCCCCACCTTTACCTGCAGCACCGATAATAACGTTGACTTCGAAATCATTATCAACCTCGAAAAATGCTTCAATAAATGCGCCGCTCAATCCAGCTCCGGCTGTTGCCTGCTGATTTTCTGTTGTTTCAGGAACCCCACCGCCGCCGCCACCGCCACCAGAGGCAATGACCCTTATCTTTTTTGTCCCTGGTGTTGGGATATATTTTCCAGAGCTTTTAAAAATATTCGTGTTTAACAAACGACCAGAGAATCTGGCTTCTCCCAAACCAAGGTTTTCGAGAGCCGTTTTCACCGTGCCATCCGATTTGATATCGCCAAACGGATTCTTGCGGCTTAACAGCAGCGCGCGAAGCGCGGTAAGTAGCTGGTCGTGCCGCCCCTTATCCAGGCTGGCACCGGACGCCTCCACAACGCTGCAAAGCTCCTCCTGCAACATGTCAAAGTAGTCATCATCCAGATCGGTGGCAGGCGTGCCGGTCTGGGGGTTACCACGGGTAAAACCGTTCTTACCCGCGCCGAACTTATCCTTCTGCGCGGTTTTCGTGTCTATACGATGCATGGATTACTCCGGATATTTAAAAATTACGTAGGTATGCGACGGGCAGAGTTTGTTAAGCACACATTCGACAACGGTGTCGCCCCAGATACGCAGTGCGGAATCACAGGGATCGCCACATGCCATCCAGGTGGTGTTGGTGGCGGCTGGCATGTTGCCCTGCCAGTAATACCGCCATTCAGGCGCGTTCACAGCGTCAGTACAGGCCGATGAGCAGGTGAACGTGCTTTTGTCGTATCGCGTGATGGTGGCATCTGGTCTGCCCAGGGCAGCAAGCTGTGCAAGATAAAAATCCTCGTTGATGCCGCCCGCCAGGTTAACCTTCGCATCCAGTCGTTGCTGACGCTGGCGAAGGGTCTGTGTTCCTGCGGGAATACATTCATCCGGCAGGCCGCACAGACGCTCCCAGCGATTTATCAGTTCGGTGGTGGTGCGCGGATCCAGCTCCCGCATCAGGGCATCCGCACGCTGATGAACGCGGGTTAATGACGGTGCCGCACCGGCAATCGCCGGATCGCTGGCTGACCACGCCGGACCGGGCGGCAGCAGTGCCGACAACAGACGGATGTAATCATCGTTTGTCACGTCCATGAAATCGTCCCCAGAACCGCCAGTTCATTTTTTGCAATGGAGATATTTTCCGCCGGTGCAAGCAACTGATGGCTGTATTCCCCGTTCGCACCGGAAATCGCTTCACTGATACGCGACACCTTCAGTTCTCCCTGCGGATAACCATCACGCAGCAGGAACGAACGCAACTCCGCGGTGATGGCAGCCCGTATTTCCGGTGTATCCGGCGTCACACGGATATGAAAATCCCCCGTATGCGCCACCGGCCTGAACACATACAAATCAGAGCCTGCCACCGGGGCCAGTGGCCCGATATGTTGTCTTGCCGCCGTTTCCGTTGATTCTTCCGGAATGGGATTAATCAGGTCACTGCTGGCAATCATTACACCGACAGTCCCCGTTCCCATCCAGTGACGGTATGCCCATGCGCGGGTAATGCCGGGCACTTCTTTAGCCCAGACAACATAGTCCCCGTCAGCCCCGCCCTGAGGAGTCCAGTAATACCGCTCAATGACGCGGGCGCGCCACGTTTCCAGATCTTCAGTATCAAATCCACCTGTCAGAGTGTCTGCCACGCCGGAAGACGGCAGACCATTAACCGGCGTGACCAGGATTAATGACGTACCGTCGTCAGCGTTACCGACCGCGCCTGCACTTGAGCAGGCGATCGGCACGCGCAGGACACCACCGGCGCTGGTTGCATCGGCAGTTGCCGTGTACTGAACCAGGTCATCGCGCTGAATAACACTCCCGGCGGTCACCTTCAGGCCATCGCTGACGCCTTCCCAGCGCATATACCCGCTGGCAGTCGTGGCCCCCTTGCGCGGACACCGTTTCATCGCAGCATGTCGCGCCAGCCAGGACTCATCGCACAGGTCAGGCAGCATGTTCATTGCCAGATAATCGATGTACCCGTAAACCGTATGCAGCGCCGCCGCATACACCTTTGCCCGCACGTCTTCATCCATGCGCCGGAGCGTGTCGCTGACGTCCAGCCTGGCGAATAAATCGTTACGGAGCATACTGATATTTTCTGCCAGCGTCGGGCGCTGAAATTCACTGTCCGCCATGCGTTATCGCACTCCACAGATCATCAAAAGAAATCATTACCGGTCCGTCACGACGCCAGAGAGTGATACTGTTACCCAGTTCATTAATCCCGGTGCGGCGGATATCCAGATCAATACGGGACACCACGCCGTCATCAATCATCCATTGCAGGCATTCGCGGATATACCCCCTTACCGTCTGCACCAGCTGATTGGTCAGTTTGCTGCGCTGAAGCAGCCACAGTCGGGAGCCGTAACGGTCATTCTGTACCGCAGGCCAGGTATCCCCCCACCATCCCATCGGGACGTCGGCGTTGTCATCAGGCTCCGCCCGCCGCCAGGTAAACAGGGAAATCACCACGGCGCGGGTCAGCGGATCCAGCGGTGCGCTGGCGCAGGTGCGTTTACCGTTCACCGTCAGCCACAGTTCCATCATGCCTCCATCGCTTTATCAGGTTTGTCGGTGTTACTGCCCTGACCGTTCTCTCTGTGACAATGCCCGTTATAGGCAAGCCGCATCGCTGACATGGTGGTGCCGCTAGAGTCGCACAGGTCTTTCACCTGTCCTGTCACTTCCAGGTCCATTTCAAAACGTGCTTTAGGTGAATTGCGAAACGTGATCGTTTTACCTGCACCGTCCACCACGATCCCCTCCCGGGTCAGCGTCACGGACTGCCCCTGATCGTCATAGACAGCCACCTCACCCGTCTGCAGCCCTTTCAGGCGGTAACGCCGATCCGACACCGTAACAACCACCGCATGAGAACGGTCACCATCCGGAAACAACACCACCGCTTCCGCACCGCTGTTTGCCCTTGCGGTAAAACCGTAAGGTTCAAGATGTTCAACCCCGGCTTTGGGTTCACCGGCAATCAGAGACACATCCACGGTCTGACATTTCGTGGCGGCACTGATGCTTTTCACCACGGCCCGCCCAATCAGCCCGAGGAGTTGTCGCTGTATGGTTTCAATCGCCCTCATCAGAACGGGTCCTCCTGTACTCTGGCTTTTTTCTTTTTCAGCGCGCCGGGATCTTCGGGTTCAGGCAGATAAGCATCAGGCGGGCCGACACGGATTTCCGTCAGGGTGCCGTTCTGGTCCTGAGTAAACGTGACTTCCGAAACAAGCAGTTCGGTATTGTCGAAACCACAGACCGGATCAAAGACAATCACCCGCTGGTTGGGCTGCCACAGCGTACCGTTACCCTGTCGCCAGCCCTGCACCACATAGGTGGTTTCATCCGTCCGCGCCGCCCGTTGTCGGGCTTCAAAGTCAGCACGCGCAATACAGCCTGCCCCCGTGGCCTGCCCTGTCTGCCTGATATACATCGGACGGTAACGGGCAATAAATGCGTCCTCTGTGCGGGCCCGCAGCACGGTGGTGGTGGCCTCACCAAAATCATCGTCGTTTCCGGCACGCTGCCCCGCCACCTGATAAACTGAAAACCGCTCCCGGATACTCTTCTCCGTATCACAGGAAAGGATGTTTTCCCCAAGTACCAGCGCGGTATGTGCCCGCGTTGAGCCAATACCGCCAATCACCAGCCTGCCGTGCGGGTCGTCGTAAGCCAGTGCCTGCTGCTGACCGAGTATTTTGTTGATTACCTCAATCACCGTTTCACCGTGATCAGGCTGGACGTCAGGAATAACACCCGACGGCGCACCGTTGTTCACCACCTCAATGCCGAAGGGCGCAGCAAGCGCCTGCGCAATCTGTACCAGCGATCGTCCGTTAAACTGTGTCGGTTCGGCTGCACAGTCAATCAGATCAGCGGTCAGACTGCGTCCGGCAATACCGGTGCTGACCGAACGGGCATCGTAACGAACGGGCGTCGCCTCCACCCAGCCGGTGATCACCAGCTCATCACCAATCAGCACTTCCACTTTTGAACCGTTTTTAATGCGCGGCTGAAGCGTGGTGATACCCTCATCTCCCGGCCACTGGCGGGGGATCTCCACACTGAAATCCCGCGCCAGTCGTTCAACACCGGCACCGATGCGCACCGATGTCCAGCCATTCCACTCCCGGCCATTTACCCGTAGCGTGACGTTATCGTTCATTGCACTGGCACCTTCAGAGGGATCACCGGCACAAAGCCGGGATGCGTAATGGCATTACGCCGGATAATGTCCGCGTCACGCGCCGCGTTATCAAACCAGGTCGCCGCCAGCACCAGCGCGGGTAAAACCTCATCCGGTGTGCGCTGAATGATCCGTGCAGACTGTTCAAGGCGCGTGTTGATATCCGCATTCAGATCTGCTTTCACCCGGCGCAGCGCCAGAAACAGCGCATCACTGGTTGTACGGGACAACTCCTTATCAATTGCCGTATTCAGTGTGTCGCGAATGTCAGTCAGTTCTTCCCACGTCGGCAGATCAACCGTGTTTTTCACCGCCGGTGCATTGTTCAGTGCCGGATGCGTGACGGAAGGCCAGCCAGTGCTCTGCGCAGGTGTTGTTGCCTGCCCCACTGCGGAATTCTGCATCACCGCGGAAGTTGTTGGCGCAGGCAATCGGGTGACGGCATACGCCGCTTCACTGATTGCGGTCGTACGAAGGGTGCTGGCAACCACATTACGCTGCTGCGTCGCCGTGGCGGTGGTTTTACTGTCCGTTTTCCAGACGCCGCGCGGTTGCAGATCGCTGCCGAGGCTGACACCGGAAAGCGTTTTGATCATGGTGACCAGGTCGCTGGCGTTACCATAAAGGCGTTTCCCGGTACGCCACATTTTCTGCACCTGCTCAACGAAATTTTTGCCTGACGATGGTGGCGGCAGAAGTACCGAGATATCCCCCTGCAACAGCTTGGCAGCATCCGATACGGCAGAATCCACCACTTTCATCGCATCAGAAACATACCCAAGCATTGTGCTGGCATTACCGACGACGTCGTTCTGCACAAAATCCGCCACGCCATCGATACTGAAACCGCTGAAGCTGTCACTGATGCAGTCATCCAGTGCAGAACAGGATGACATCAGCGTCTGCGCCGTCGCCGCACCTGATGTGGGGTAAGAGAGTTCTCCCGCTTCGACAAACTTCAGGTCAAAGCGGACAATACGCCCTTCACTCTTCGATGTGCTGACCCGAACCTCTCCGTCAACACAGACTTTCAGCTCACCGTAAGTCGGATGGACAAGCGTGCCGGGACCGGGTTTATTCAGCGCGTCAATCAGGCGATCGCGCTGGTCAAAGCAGTCATCTCCCACCACATAAGCCGTGATGGACGGGCGGAAAGTGATTTTCCCCAGGTCTTCGGTATAGGGTTTGTCGCGGTTTGGGTATTCGTGCGTTTCCACACGACGACCGGTTCCCGCACTTTCTTCTTCAACCTTAAACGGCACACCGCGAAATGACGCGTCCTGAAGTCTGTCTTTCCACGTCATATATACTCCGAAAATTAAAAAGCCACCTATTAGAAGGTGGCCTTGTAATGAATTTTATTAATTAGCGAGTCAGAAACAACGAATCTTTATACTTTTGCTGTTGTTCATTTAAATACTTAGCTGTTTCATCGCTGGCAAATGGAAATATTACCGTATTTTTAGGCATGGTAATTTCTTTTTTGTCCAGCGTCAGAGTAAACATAGGAACATACTGAGCAGAGTAACGCACCGCAGAAACGAGCTCTAGTTTAGACTCTTCAATAACACTTAAATTATCCAGGCTAACTTTCTCTTCATCTTTTTTCTTTGACGCATTTAAAGTTTTTATTACTTTATTTAATTTCTCCTGAAAATCCTCCTTAAAGTTTTCAGGATTGCCGTCGACAACAAGAATCTGTTCACCCTGATTATCTGGAAAAATAATCTTTGCACTTATTAATTTATTTTCTTTATAAACATCACCAAGTTTTATGGCTCCTCCAGATAACTGAATAATATGTTCATCTTTAAAGGAGATGTTGCCAGAGATTATGAGAGATGAAAAAATAGCCGCTGCTCCAAGAATTACACTTGCTGTGATATAGCCTTTCATTTTTCGCCTATTAACATTTTTCTAAATGTGCATTAATTCTATCACTCTATTTATGACTTACAACCAGCAATACATGTGAGGGGAATCCTGGCTACCAAAATCGGGTATAGCCAACATCGTGATTTATATCAATGCCACTGGAGCGTGTTTCCGTAACCCGCATACCTGGTGGCATATTTATAAATGATACCTTGATCTCACCATCAACTTTTGGCGCGGTAGCTTTATTAATCATGAAGGGATTCGAGCCTGTGGCATCGGAGGCGTTGTTTGCCTGAGCCGGATCCACCGCCGGATAAGGAGTGTATCCCCGTGCCGGTATTCCCGTCCCATAAGCATCATAAGCACCCGCGCCCCACTGCGCAGAGTTAATGGCATCGACCGTGTCACCGGAACTGTCGGTAAACCACTCAATAATTGGCTTCAGCTTGTCCCACATATCCTGAAACCACTTAACAACCGGCCCCCAGTTATTGATCACCATCCCCATCGGCGACCAGGCAAAAACTTTCTTAAGGAGTTCCCAGCCAGCCTCAAAATAAGGACCAATGGTTTCCCAGAGCTTCTTGAAATAAGGTCCGACAACATCCCAGTTAGTGATAATTAATCCCGCAGCCAGGGCTATCGCCGTCGCAATCATGCCAATCGGCGTCATCGACATGATCCTGCTGACAATGCTGATGGCACTGCCCACGCCCATCAATCCCAGTTTCAGAATCGCAAGACCGGCAGCAAGCCCGACGACGCCGCGAATAACCCGGGGATTTTCATCCGCAAACTTCGTGAATTTTTCCCCCAACTCCCCCAGCCATTGCGTGATATTTTTGGCGTCACCAGAAAATGCGCCGCCAATAGCCGCAAGGCCGTTAGTTGCGGTCCCCGTCATTGCCTCCCACAGGTTGGACAGCGTACCAAGCTGTGCCTGAACACGGTTATTCAGGCTGGCCTGTTTATTCATCTTTTGCTGGATCTGATCGTAACCATCCTTTCCTTTATCGATCAGCGCATTGACCACCTGAAGGGTTTCGGCATCATCACCAAATATTGCCTTAAGTACACCTGTTCGCTTAACGTCGGTAAGTTTTCGCAGCTTTGCCAGTTGCTTAAACATGTTATCAAGACCGCCAAAACTTCCTTTGCCGTCAGTAAAATCGAGCTGTCCCCCGAGTTTCTGACGGGCCATAACTTTATTGACGTCCCTGATTTTCTTAACGCTTAATCCGGACTGGATAACTTTTCGCAGGGCATTACCTGCCGACTCCCCGTTCATCCCCATCTGATCCATCATGACGCTGATGGGGGCAAGGCTCTGTGCAGCCTGAAGACCGTCCTTGTTCACCATCTTCAGAACAGAACTGGTTTTAGTGAAGAAGGACAACATGTTGGTATCGTCAACGCCCAGATAAAACGCCTTCTGGATAGTGTCGAACAGCCCCATCATGTCTTCTGACGCCGTTCCGGTAGCATCCTGCATCTTTGCAGCAAACTCAGCAGCCGCTTCCGGTGTTTTTTTCAGTTGTACCGCAAGATAAGCTGTCGCTTTACCCACACCGCCAAGAATATTTTCTGCCGGGATCCCCTGACGCACCAGCATCTGCATCATGTTCTGGAAATCAGCCGTTGTACCGGGTAGCTGGTTACCCAGGCCAATAGCCAGTTTATTGATGTCCTGAAAGCTCTTTCCGACCTCGCCGTTCGCATCCATCATGGCGACTTTCAGCCCGGTGGCGGCGTTTTCCTGATCGGCATAAGATTTCAGGGAAAGCGTCAGACCCGCTGCCAGTCCGCCACCAAGCGCCAGCCCACCCTGTGACGCCTCTTCCGCCTGGCGTTTAAATCCCCGGATTTTCTTTTGCATTTTCGACAGCGCGGGAGAAAGCCTGTCGACACCGGTGATCAACGCCTTAAGCTCAAATTCAGCCATGTGTGCGTTTCTCCTGCTCTATCCTGTTTGCCTGACTGACCAGCAAGGGAATTTCACTGATCGGCATATTCAGCAATTCGAAGGGATTAATGCGCCAGTAGCTGGCGCAGTCAAAGAAGCGATCAGTGAGGTATTCAGCCGTCAGGCCTGGAGGAAAAAACCAGCCACAAGCCACGCCGCTGCATTCAGGTCTGCCGGAGACATCTGGTCGACAGAGCTTTGCGGCACTTTCGCCAGCCGCACAATGTATTTCGATACAACATGCGCCAGAAGTCTGACGGACTCATCCTGATTCATCTGGTAGGGATACCCCAGCTCGCGGACATCTTTCCCGGTGGGCTCATCAAACTCCAGTACGGAGAGTGTCTCGCCATGAGCGGTAATCGGTTTCTTTAACTCAAGCTCTTTCATTACTGGTAATCCCCTTCTTCACCGTGGAACTCAAGATCAACCGTGCCTTCTTCGGCATTATGGTTCGCTTCGCCGTGCAGCCAGGCTGACGACAATACATAGACCTGACCGTTCGCCAGCTCAGCAGTGATGGTCATCTCATCAGACGAGGTGATTTTGCTCACCGGAAAATTCTTCGGCACCTTGAAGGTCCCTTTGACATAAGGCGCACGGTGAGTTTCCTTGCGGTCCACTGAACCGTCCAGGCCGATGATGTCATCATTGACCGTCCTGTTCATGGGCACCTCAATGCCGCCGGTCAGCGATAGCTGCTGACCGTCAATTTTGAAATAACAGGTTCCCCCGATACGGGCCATTATGCAGACTCCTCTGAATACTGAAGACGGAACTGGTTAACCACGGCAAAAACACGCAACTGGTTAACATAGTCAGGCGGGAACAGCGTGTTCAGGCGGTTCGGATCGCTGGCATCACGCTCCACAACCAGGTACTGCTTAAACAGTTCGTAGTTTTCCACGATCCCCGCACGCTCAAGCTGACGGTAGGTTGCCAGCAGTTCCCCTTTGATTACCGCCGGGGTGACAATCGCCTGACCGGGACCAAAGCGGGTACCGTCGCTGGCAAGCTTGTGACGCCCGTACTTACTGGTAATGACGGATTTCAGTTTGCGCAGTACATACGCACTGGTATGCAGCGTCTCGCTGTCGAGGTAGCTGTTATCCGCAACCCCGTAAGAATTTTTCCTGTACGTGGTGACATCACGCTGAATGCGCAGCACCCCGCTTTCGACATACGCCGTTGCCACGCCATGAGACAACAGGGTCTGCTGCTCGGTCATCGTGAACCGTTTCCCCTTCGGCGCAGGCAGCATACCCACCAGCTCACCGGTCTGCGTGGGACGTGCCGGATCGTTGCGGATAAACACCGCTGCGCGGGCGGTACGGCTTGCCGCCAGCTCGTCGGCAGGCGTCTGGGTCTCTTTTTCGTACCCCGCCAGGGTAATGTGCTGCTGGTTAAACTGGTCACCAGCGGTCACCAGTTCTGACAGCGTGCCGATCTTTGCCGTATACACATGACCGTACAGCTGACGCGCATAGCTCCAGCGACCGCTGGTATCGTTCATCTCGGTCACCAGCGTGTTAACGGAGGCCGTGTCGTTGAACGGCAGGCCGATATAATCAAACGGCTCATCCGCCATTGCAGCCACCGCGCCGGTGAGAACCGGAGCACCCGTTCCGGCGGTACCCGTCGCCACGGCAATCTGTACGCCCGCTGGCAGCACTTCGCCCCCACCAAAGCCGTAGTAATTGAGGCTGACAGGAATTTCATTCCCGCAAAGCCCCTTATGACGCGCGGTCAGTGTGACCACGCCTGCCGAAGATGAAGCCGTAAACGGCAGGGTCGGAACGGCATTGATGGCATCCTGGATACTGCTGGCAATCATCGTGACGTTATCGCCGTTAGTCACCGGTGCCTGCACGCGGGTACGTCCCACATACACATTCACCGTGCCGGTTTCGGTTGCCGCCCCGGTCACCGTCAGCGTAACCGTTGCCGCCGCGCCTGTGGATTCAGGAACGGCAATCACATACAGCTCGCCAAACGGGTCAGTCTGGCGATAAGCCTCGACCATACGCGCCAGCTGACTTCCCGCACCACAAATCTGGCGTGCATAGTCTGCCGACGACATCAGTACCAGACTGTTGGCAACAATCTCTGCACCGTTATTGGCATGACCAATCAGCAGCGATGCTCCGCTGTCCTGTGCAGTATTCGCCGCCTGGTTATCCATTTCCGCATAAAACAGCGGAACCAGCGTATTCGACGGAATGGTGTTAAAGCTTATCGTCATCGGTGTTCACCTTTTTATTCACGCGCCGGATATCACCCGCTGCTTCACGGCGCAGCCAGTAGTTGTTCTCGTCAACATTTCGCCCTTCGACGGGCAAAAGGTCACCGCGGGCAGGGTCAGGCACTGACCGCCCTTTAACAGGTTTCACAAACATGAAGATTCTCAGGAAGGAAGGGTTATTTCGGTGTGATGTTCGATATCGCCGTCAGGCCCGTTACCGGGCTCGAGATAATCAACATCAATCGCCAGCGTTTGCAGTTCATCCAGACTGTTCAGATCATCCTGCTGGCGGGTATCGTCTTCAGTCAGCTCGCTGATGACCGAAAAATCGAACTGATAAATCAGCTCATGACGATTCAGATCCAGCAGCGTGCCGCCGTCATAGGTAATCGGGTTACCGCACGCTTCCGGGTTCCAGCCCAGCAGGGCCTTAAAGAGCATCTGCCGGACATCGTCCACCACATCATACGAGGCAAACTGACCGCGCTCATCACGCCCGTTACTCAGTATGACAACCACGGAGAAGCCCTCTTTCAGCTCCTGCCAGTAGTCGGTCTGGCTTTTGTTTTCTCCCGGAGAGTCATCACCCGGTACCACATACGCCGCCGGGAGTCTCAGCTTTCCGACCTCCGGCAGATTTTTGAACTGTGCCGCGCCTGCCACCCGGTTTTCAAAATACGGGCAGCGGGCACGCAGCGCAGCAATAACAGGCGTCAGTTTCATCTGTGTCGTCTCTCCGGCTTCAGTGATTTACGCAATTCCCGCGCCAGAAAATAGCGTGTCCAGCTGCGGTTCTTTTCAAGAGTTTCCACCATGAAGTTATTACGTGGAGCCAGTCGCCAGCCGCTGCCACCGGATGCACCACGATGATGACTACGACGACGTTTTGCTCCTCCCCGGACACCAAAAAACAGAAACGCCGGATAGAAGTCACCAGAGATCATCCGGTTCCCCTTCCCGTTGCGCTGGTTAGGGGCAATGCGTGTCATAAAACCGGCTCGCTTTTTACTGGCTCTCGGCACCATATAACCAATCGAACGAGCCAGGCGTCCGGTCTGATAACCGGGGTTTTCACCCGGTGCCGACCGCGCACGGCGCATCACCAGCCGACGGGCATCACGCATATGACGCTGCCCAATCGTGACAAACGCCCTCCGGACACGGGCGCGGTTAAAGCGCATCTCGGCGGGCTGCTGAACATCAACGTGAAAAAAGGGAGTCGCCATTGCTGCCTCCGTGACTCTGCCTACATTCGCCCAGCTCCGTACACTCCAGCAGCAGAAAGCGCCGCGCCCCGTTCAGATCACGCTGACGTTTCACCCGGTACACACTGTCATCACAGACCACCTCATAATCAGCAGTGATCCCCCGGCGGTAACGAATGGTGATGTAATGGGTGATGGCGTCCCCGGTCTGCGCGGTTTCCTGCCAGGTGGTGGCACTGGTCTGGATAACCTTCGCCCATGTCCGGAACGTAACCGGGTATTGAGGCTCCACGCCAAAGTTATCCGCGGGCATATCCACCCGCTGGCGGATCAGGACGCGTTTATTCAGTTCACCGGGGTCCGGCAGAATGTAGGTTGCGCTGGTCTGCGCCTGACGAATTTTCATTGCGGAAAGTCCCTGTACGGGCCGACAAGCCAGCCAAAACTCTGCGGCATGTCGAGTTTCTCCACTTCCGTAACCGACGAGCGGTTTTCGTAAAAATGGCTGATAAGCATCAGCATCCCCAGACGAATATCATCCGGCAGGTGCAGCCCGTCCGGATCGCTGTCCGGAATGGTTTCATCCGGTGCATAGAGCTTCCGGTTCAGATACGTTTCCGTCCGCTTTTGTGCCGCACAGGCCAGCAGTTGCAGATGGCGGTCATCAGCATCGAAATCCTCATCCAGCCGGAGTTGGGCTTTAATCTCTTCCATTGTCAGAAGCATACTCAGCCCTCTTTACTGGTCGTGGCTTTTTTCTCTTTTGCCGCTTTACTGCTTTTTGCACTGATTCCGCGCTCTGCTAACCCGGCCTGAAGTGCAATCTCCTGCACCCGGGCAGGAAGCGCCCCGTCGTCATACTCACCGGCCCGAATGACCTCAACACGCATACCGTCCGGTGACCATTTCAGATCTTGTTTCAGGATCATGATTCTTCACCCGTCAGAACAGGGGGCGCGGTTCCGCGCCCCTGAGTGATTACGCCGCTGCAATCTTCAGCAGTTTGATGGCCTGCGAATCGACCAGCATCCCGCCGGTGCGCTTGGTGGTATAAAAACCGACAAACGGTTTATTGGTGTACGGGTCACGCAGAATGCGGGTGCCGATACGGTCAACGATGGTGTAACCCCGTTTGAAGTTACCAAATGCAATGGCTTTCGCATCAGCGGCGATATCCGGCATCTGTTCGTTTTCAGCGATACCGTAACCCGCCAGAGAGGACGGCTGCCCCAGTTCCAGCCCCGGACGCCACAGATAGTTACCCTCGGTGTCTTTCAGCAGACGTATGGCAAACAGGCTGTTGTTGTTCATCATGAACTTCGCGCCAGTGCGGTGTGCCTTACGCAGCGTGTAAATCAGTTTGATAATGGCGTCTGCGGTCACCGCGGTCGCTTCGCCGGATACAATATGCTGAAGTTTGCCGAACGCCCGGACCTTGTCGGTTTCATCCGTGGATTCATACGCCAGGAACCCTTTCGGCTTCTTGGTGCCATTGCCTGAGGTAAAGGCAATTTCTTCCTGTTCGGCAAATTCGGTTGCCAGCTCGCTGTTGATCCAGGCCTCCACGTTGAAGAAGGCATCGTCCAGCATTTTCTGGGTAGCCTGCGGGTTGCCGTAGATTTCCCCCATGAGAGGTTCAATCAGCTCCAGTCTGGAGGTGGCAGTCTGGGATCGCGTATCCGTTTCCCCCACCCATCCGGAAGCCGTACCGCCCAGATTCACCAGTTTTTTGTAGTCGGAACCGCCAACGGTGATCACCGTGGCTTCCTGACGCATCACCACTTCATCTTTCAGCAGGTTAAGAATGTTGCGATCCAGTTCTTCCGGCACGGCGTAGCCACCGTCTTCATCGGTACCCACCTGCAATGCCTTACGCTCCAGATCGCGCAGACCGTCTTCACGGCCTTTACGCAGGAAGCCCACAAACGCCTCTTTATGCTCGGTGGCCAGTTTATTTTGCGCTCCACCTGCCGGACGTTTCAGCTCAAGCAGCTCTTTTTCAAGGTCGCTTTTGAGATTTTCCAGCTCGCTGAGTTTCCCGTTCAGGGTTTCCACCTGCCCGGCAAGCTTGCCTTTTTCCTGCTCAATCGCATCCACGCGCTTGTCGTTCTTTGCTTTGAAGTCGTCAAACTTCTGCTGCAGCTCCTGCGCGACCTGTTCGACATCTTTAATATCAACCGCCATCGTATTTCTCCTGATTAGAAGTTCAGATTTTTCAGTGCATTCAGTGCAGAGCCCACATCCTCAGCGTCGCGCAGGGACAGTGCGCCATAGCCCCCGGCCATGAATGCTTTGGCCTGGGTACGGGAGAGTCCGACATCACGCAGGACTCTTTCGATTTTTTTCTGTTCGGGGATTTCCCCGCGGGCCAGTGCGTTCTTGACGTCGCTGATCCGCGCCTCGTCGTTAGACGGGAACGTCACCAGGCTGACTTCCCAGAGGTCGATTTCTTTCAGCAGAAAGGCTTCTTTGCTCCGGTCGTATTCCCAGTCTTTCAGGACGTACCCAATAGAAAGGCCGGTTAACGAACCGGCCTTCATGTGTGCATGTGCGCGTTTTGCGAGGGGATCATCATCAATAAGCAACCGTCCCCTGACGTAAAGCCCGACATCGTCTTCCTTCATTTCGGTGTAAACACCGATGGGTTCATCCATGCGGTGCTGCCAGAGCAGCGCAGGTAACGCTTTTCTGTCACTCCACGCCCGCAGGGAAGCAGCAAATGCCCCGGACATCACCACATCATCGTGGCTGTCCTTTACACCAAAGACGGAGCCATACCCTTCAAACTCACCGGAGTCACTGACAGATTTCAGACTCAGCGGTACATCAAGACGTTGTTTCGTCTGCATTGGCGTTATCCTTCTGCTTACCGGCTTTACTGCCATCGGAGGGTTTCGTGGTCATGTTCATCGGTGTGAGATAGACATCACCACCGGGACGCGGATTCATATCTTCCAGGTCGCGGCAGTCATTGGGAGAGTAAATTCCCCAGTTGATCCCGGTGGCGTAGGCTTCAAAACGGGACTTCATATCCCCGCGCAGTAACGCCCCGGCGTTAAATTTGGCGTAATAAACGCCCTGCTTACTTTTTCGTACCAGTCCGGTGTTGATCCGCTGTTCGATGCGGGTCAGATACGGCACCAGTGAATAGTTGATAAATCCCAGCCCCAGCTCTTCGATATTGTTGAAGGTGGCGCGATCGGTGTTCTGCACCATGTGCAACGGCACCCGGAACAGACGACAGATTTCTTCAAGCTGAAACTTGCGGGTTTCCAGGAACTGGCTGTCCTCGGCGTTCAGCGCCATCGACTTCCAGTCCAGCCCCATCTCAAGGATCATCGGGCGGTGAGCATTGCCAAGCCCGGTGTGACGCTCCTCAAAATCTTTCTTCAGGCGCTCATAAGCCTGATCCGACAGCGTCTGCTCTGTACGCAACACACCGGACGTCACCGCACCATTGCTGAACAGTCTGGCCCCGTGCTCTTCGGTCGCAGCTGCCAGCGATATTGCCTCGCGGGCATAGGCGATGGGATTCAGCCCCACCAGACCGTCCAGCGTCAGCGTGCGCACATGCCAGATATCTTCCTGGCTCAGTACATCCGTGGAGCCGTCCGGGAATGTGACCTGATAGACCGGCTCCCAGCTACTGTTAAGCTTCGGTACCACACAGCCGGGATCGACGGGCAGCAGTTCAGCCACTTCGCCAAATGCTTTCACTTTGTAGGCGTAAAAGTTTCCCCGCAGGCACAGACAGGTGACCACCAGCTCCCAGAACTCCTGCGGCGTCATATAGCCATTGGGATGCGTGGAGATCAGCTTATGCAGACGCTCGCCGGTGGCTCTCTGTTTCAGGCTGCCGTTCAGGTGATACAGATTGCAGGGCAACATCCCGACCGACTCTGCCAGCACCCTGACGCAGGAAAAAACCGCCGTCAGTCGCATGGCCCGCTGGCTGCTGATCTGCTTTCCGGTATAGGTGTCGTAGGACAACCCGATAGCATCCGCCAGCTCTGCTGGCGTGGTCACCGGTGCGTCACTTTTTCGTTGAAATAATCCCGAAAAGAACACTATTTACCTCCGCCGACAGACGACTGTGTACGGTCGAGATATCGCGCCACCAGCCACGACCAGAACAGGCACAACGCCCCGGCAACAACAAACCCCGCCGGGGGATAAATCAGCCAGGCACCATACGCCAGCAAAAGCGCCCCCAGCACGCCCACCAGAGGCGCGAGAATCAGCATGATCATAATTACCTCAGTTAAAGCGAGCGGATCCCATAGGACTCAATGTGGTCAGACAGCGTGTCTTCTTTCTCGTACAGCATGGCTCTGCCACCCGCCATAATCAGCGCAACTGCACCGTCAATTTTGTTTTCCGCCTGCTCTTTGACGGGTTTCACCACATCATCGTTACCCGGAATGGTTTTGCCGACCACATTGCCGATACACCAGGTCATGATGGGATTGCCATCATGATGAAAGCGCCCCGATTCAATTGCCGCTTCCAGCTCTTTCATCGGGTCGGACATGTTGGTGTAGTTCTGAATGATAGTGACGGGATTCAGGTCTTCATCAGCAAGGTCATGTGACAACCCGGTCGCCCCGAAGGGGTCGATGGGTGACTCACTGACCGGGCTGATTTTGTTCGCCGCTTTGGCCTCCTCGAGGATGTAGCGATAATCCACTTCCGCACCATCGGTAACGGTCAGAACGCCCATTTCCACCCATTTCTGAAAGCGTTCGGCTGTCCGGCGATCTTCATTTTTCTCGACGCTGTACACCGTGTCATACGGTACCCAGAAGCGCGGAGCCACACTGTAGTAATGCGTTTTACCGTCAATCTCGCGGGTATAAAGTCGCGCCATGCTGTTCATATCCAGTTTACGCGCCAGGTCAAAGGCCAGAATGCACGGCTGCCCCTCGAATTGCTCAAGAGTCAGTGATTTATCCTCGCAGCTCTGCCAGCTCACCAGGTTGAAATACGCCGAACGCGCCGACACCCAGATATTGAGGTGTTTTGTTTTAAAGACGTTTGCCAGACGGGCGTTATTTTTCGCACGCTGTTGCTGACTTAACAAAAACTCACGGTAAACCGACACCCCGATATTCGGGTTGGCTTTTTCCAGCACCTGTGGGTTGGTCCAGTCGTCACCTTCGTCAACGGTATAGATGATCCCGAACAGTTCATCGTTGGGTACCGAACCGTTGAGCATCTCGATAACTTCCCGCCGTTTGTCGTAGCACGGCCCCTCAATGTTGTACCCGGCAGTAGTAATGGCCCACATCAGTGGCTGACGTCGCGCCCCCATCCCGGTAAGCATCGTGGTGTAAAGCGCATCGGTGGCGTGCTCGTGATATTCATCCACCACCGCACAGTGGGGTGATGATCCATCACCGGGGTTACCGATCAGCGGTTCAAACCGCGCGCCATCCTCCGGACGGTTCATGTTTGAGGCGTTAACCTCAATCCCGAACGCTTCCGTCAGCATGGGTGTGCGTTTACACATCAGTCGCGCCGGGCGAAAGACTTCCCACGCCTGTTTCTCTGTCGTGGCACCGGAATACACTTCCGCGCCAAACTCGTTATCACAGGCAAAACAATACAGGGCGACACCGGCAGAGATTGCCGATTTGCCGTTCTTACGGGGGATTTCGGTATACACCTCACGGAAGCGGCGCAGCCGGGAGCCTTTATTGACCCAGCCAAACGCGCAGCAGATCACAAAGAGCTGCCACGGCTCCAGCGTGATGGGCATCCTCTTAAATGCCCACTCACCCTTGGTGTGCGGCAACAGCTGAATAAATTTGGCGGCCCGTTCAGCCAGGTCCTTGTCGAAGCGGTAACGAAACGACTTACTTTTTTCCGCCATCAGGTCATCAAGATGGCGCTGGCAGGCCTGAATCACAAACTGGCAGGCCACAATCTTTCCCCGCACGACATCACGGGCATACTGATTGGCAGCATTTACGTTGGGGTAAGATTTCCGGCTCATGATTCGATGATTTTCAGAAACGGGTTAGTGGCTTTCTTCTGCCCCGCCAGGCCTATCAGACGCTGGCGGCTGCTGGGGTCGAGTCCGAGCATTGCCCCCGTGCTGCTCATCTCGGACTCCTGTTCTTTCTTGGCGGTCAGCTCCGGGTTTTTGACCCTGCCGCCCATTGCACCGGTGATGGTGTTGCCCTGGCTGGCAATATTTTTCACGGCACGTCGCCAGAACTCATAGGCCACGCACCACCGCTCAAGTACCGCCAGGTCAGTCACGCACAGCAGGCCCTGACCGCAGAGTTCTTTGGTTGTCAGTTGCCACATGATCGTGGCGAGAGGGAGATCTTCTTCTGCGAACCACTCCGGTGGCTCAACACCTTTGATGGGCGTAAAAACAGGTTCATCTTTGTTCAGGGCTCGCTTGCCGGGGTTTCCGGCCAGCGCCTTGCGCGCCGTTGGCTTGGGGCGACGCCCGGAACGCCCCGCCGTTCCAGCCATATGCGGCACTCCTGGTTAAATTTCATTTTTCGCGGGTATAAAAAAACGATGGGGCGGGCAGTCCGGAAGACGTCAGGTCACAGGGATTTGACCCGCCCCTCCCCTCTGGCAGTGGGAACTGGTTCTTACTTCAACCGTTCACGGGCCGTCTTCGCCTTATGACACGGCCAGCACAGACTCTGCAGATTACTGTCGGCATCAGTGCCGCCATGCGCTTTAGGGATGATGTGGTCAACGGTTTTCGCTTCACGCACCACACCGGCACGCAGGCATAACTGGCACAGTCCTTTGTCACGCTTCAACACACGCACGCGGATAACATCCCACTTCGAACCATAACCGCGCTGATGACGGGATTGTCCTGGCTTGTATTGCTTCCAGCCTTCGCTTTTGTGGCTTTCACAATAGCCTGACGGGTCTGTGGTGGTATGGCGGCAGCCACGAACACGGCAGGCTTTTGGGATTCGTGATGGCATATGTACTCCAATGAAGAAGCCACCGACATAGCCTCCTCCATTCATCGTGAAACTATTTTCATCTACCCAGTAATGAATTCTTTGTAGAGTTGTGATCAATACAACTCACTAATGGAGAGGCTTGTCCAACACGTTGGACAAGTTTCCTGTTTGATTTACTGGACACTATAGAAGGACAGAATGCCTTCATCACTCGAATAACATCAATTAAGGAGGTTCAACATGTTTCATTCCACAAATCATCAGGCTGTAATTATGGCTGCATCAGCTTGTACCACAGACCTTTTCCGCTTCACTTTGAGCCTGATTCATTTCTACCTGACCGGCTCGCCTCTATCTTTTTAATCCCCGCTTTATCCAAATTGCATTGCCAGAATGCCGACAACAGACTGACATTCAAATCCTGACTACCTCCAATAGTCTGACCGTACACCTATATAGTTTTAATTTTCATCAATCCATTTAACTATCGTTTAATTGTTGTCACATAGGATTCTGCCGTTTTTAACAATGCAGGATAATAAGATGAAAAAAATGTTGTTTTCTGCCGCTCTGGCAATGCTTATTACAGGATGTGCTCAACAGACGTTTACTGTTGGAAACAAACCGACAGCAGTAACACCAAAGGAAACCATCACCCATCATTTCTTCGTTTCGGGAATTGGACAGGAGAAAACTGTTGATGCAGCCAAAATTTGTGGCGGCGCAGAAAATGTGGTTAAAACAGAAACCCAGCAAACATTCGTAAATGGATTGCTCGGTTTTATTACTTTAGGCATTTATACTCCGCTGGAAGCGCGGGTGTATTGCTCACAATAATTGCATGAGTTGCCCATCGATATGGGCAGCGCTATCTGCACTGCTCATTAATATACTTCTGGGTTCCTTCCAGTTGTTTTTGCATAGTGATCAGCCTCTCTCTGAGGGTGAAATAATCCCGTTCAGCGGTGTCTGCCAGTCGGGGGGAGGCTGCATTATCCACGCCGGAGGCGGTGGTGGCTTCACGCACTGACTGACAGACTGCTTTGATGTGCAACCGACGACGACCAGCGGCAACATCATCACGCAGAGCATCATTTTCAGCTTTCGCATCAGCTAACTTCTTCGTGTATTTTGCATCGAGCGCAGCAACATCACGCTGACGCATCTGCATGTCAGTAATTGTCGAGTTCGCCAGCTTCAGTTCTCTGGCATTTTTGTCGCGCTGGGCTTTGTAGGTAATGGCGTTATCGCGGTAATGATTAACAGCCCATGACAAGCAAACGATGATGCAGATAACCAGAGCGGAAATAATCGCGGTTACTCTGCTCATACCTCAATCTCTCTGACCGTTCCGCCTGCTTCTTTGAATTTTGCAATCAGGCTGTCAGCCTTATGCTCGAACTGACCATAACCAGCGCCCGGCAGTGAAGCCCAGATATTGCTGCAACGGTCAATTGCCTGACGAATATCACCGCGATCAATCATCGGTAAAGCGCCACGCTCCTTAATCTGCTGCAATGCCACAGCATCCTGGCTTTTCGGAGAGAAGTCTTTCAGAGCAAGCTGCTTACGGTAAGCATCCCACCAGCGTGAAAGAAGCTGATAACGTCCGGCGGCTGTTGATTTGAGTTTGGGGTTTAGCGTGACACGTTTGCGAGGGTGATCGGAGTAATCAGTGAACAGTTCACCACCAACAATAACATCATAACCGTGGTTACGTGTCGGTTGTCGCCCGTTATCCGTTCCTTCTGACCATGCCACCATATCCAGGAAAGCTTTACGCTGGGAATTTAGTGCCTGCATAAATTACTCCTTCGAGCTACCAAATTTGTTACCGATTACTCGCATTGCAGCCCCACGAATAGCATCGACACCGATCAGCCCCACGCCACCACCAATGGCAACAGAAAGCGATTTAGGCCATCCGACATACTCAAGAGCGGATGCAAAGGTCAGCGTCAGAGCGCCACATAGCAAAATCTCGAGCGTTTTTCGCTTCCAGCCACCACCACCGCCAAAATAGGCGATGCGCAAACCAGCCATAACGATCGACATAATCACTGCACCCAGCGGTGTGTCTCCACGCCACCAGCTCTGGACCAAGTCCAGCCAGGTATTTGGGTTATGAGGCATTTGTAGTTATCTCTCACCTCGCAATACAGGAGGTGCAAATTGAGGGAACATCATGTACCGCAAATCAGAAGCGGAAACGTAAAAGAAGTCGAGCCAATGGATAAGTACCAGATAGACCAAGCCCAACGAATACCAAGGCCTAGAAATGACAAAACCCGCTCGACGGCGGGTTTAAGTTGTGTGGCGAAGTAACCACTCTTAACATGATACATCACTTTTTGCGGACCGTGCTAATGAAATATGTTCGTTAATTTAGTATGTTAAGGACTATCTAAATTGCCTTCAAAAAGTACAAAAAAATACAAAAAAGGGTTTCTTATGAATGAGCAAACGATCAACCTTTTAAGAGATATCACCGAACGTGTTGGATGGAAGCTCACAAAAAAAATTGTGGGGGAACCACTTGGTGTCACATCAGTTGGCCTTGACCCATTTATCGCGAGGCTCCAAGCAACAGAAGATGTAGATCAGGAAGCTGTAAGTACTCATATAGGTGAAGTATGGCAAAATTTACTATTGAGTGGGACCCGTTTAGTTAAGCTGTATAAGTTAGAACCGGAAGAAGTGCAAACTCTACGGGAGAATATAAATGCCCTAGAAAGAGACGAATCCGTTTTTTGCGAAAGCTATCCATATCCTTTGCCTAAAGATGTGTTGCTTGCAGCTGATACAGATCTTCATTTTTTAGAAACTACATTTTCTGTCGTAAACAAAGTTTCTTTAGAAACAACGATTCTTACGTCGAAAGCATACTACACAGAAACTATTGAACTCGACGCGACCCATTTAAGCGATGCTGGGCTAGCTCTTCGCTCCAATGGTGGTGAAATCAAATGTAAAACACGTGAAGTTACACAGTGCTTTAATACAATAATGATTCTACCCGAGTTGCATTTACTTGCGCTCACTGTTGATTTATCTGTGATGCCTCGTTCAGAGTCGGAACGACAGCAATTTTTGCTTGATCAGTTTATTAGAACTACTACTGGTTTGACTTTACCTGCGCCCATTGACCTCTTTGGATTAGTACAAGAAATGTACGAGCAAACAGATGGTAGAATCTCGCAGATGTCATTTCTTACATCAGATGGAAACACCAGCTCATTAAAACTCCGTCCGGGTGAAAGCTGCTTGCGCTCAGACAGCTACCATCATGGGGGCGAAGAGGCAAGTCCCATACTAACGAAATACAAACTCGGTAAAATTTGGGATCTGACTGATTCAGCTTCTCAAGTTTTCCCTGTAGAATTAATACTGCCAGGTAAACGGGCTATGATTGATAAACCGAACAGTCACCTTTATGATGCAATCATAGATCGTTGCTCCTCAATTGAGCATATTTTGTTTGTAATCAACAAGATGTTAGAGTCACTATCAAGCATACAGAGAAAGCGAGCCACTGACGAGGCTGCATAAAGAGTTGATTATGTTAACTAAACACGACATATACTCGAAAATCAACCACGACCTACATGGGCCGGTTGGAGATTTATGTCGTGTTGTGGTTGATTTTTTAACCAGCAAAGAAGCTAAGTCACTGAAACACATAACATATGTAAGTTTGGTTAATGGTACTAAGCTTGATGTGCAAAATAACGATGCCAAAGTTTTACTGATCAAAGTAACTGACTATCTTTCGAGCAACAGAATGCACTTGCTAGATATGCATTTCCAGTATATCGAGTCTGACGATAGTGATCCTATTCCCGTCGATGATGATGACGTGTCTCATGCGCTTCATACAGGTAAGTTTTATCATCCTTACAGTGGTCAATTAGTCGATAATTATAATCATTATTTGTTCCCATACTTCACTCCTACTGAGGCTTTGGAGGAATTACATGAGTGAATGTAATTTCAACCTTGCCCAATTAGACACCTTAAGTCAATTTGACCCTGAATTGTCTGGTTTTCTTAAGCGAAAATTTGCAGCAAGTCACGACGATTTCGTGAAGCAACTTTACGTTGACCTTGATGACGCGATGTATGTTTTGGAAACCCAAAAACATATGTATCAAACACAGCAGTGGGGTGAAGATGAGCTCACATCAGTTATTATTGCTTTTTTGAAAGGCCGTAATTATGACGCTGAACATGACACTCAGCATGGAGGGCATATAGATATATTAGTTAAACATCAGCTCGGCCGATTTGCATGGATTGGCGAAGCTAAATTATGGAAAGGTCCTGCGTACATCTTAGGTGGATGGAACCAGCTCAACGAGCGATATGGCACAGGCACTGCGCGTGACAACCATGGTGGCATTATCATTTACTGTAAAATTAAGAAATCTGGCGAGAGACTTGATGACTGGCGAAAGCATCTTCAGCAGGAAGTAGCTGATGCAAAAATTACAACCGACGAGGATAATCCCTTGCGATTCATGAGTACAACATTGCATCCAGCTACAAATCAACCATATTATGTAAGACATATGGTCGTTTCATTATTTCATGCTACAGGAGACTCAGAGTAGTCATCCATTTCAAGTTTCACATCCAGCATACTTAGGCAGCCATCGATAAAACCTTCAGCAACCTGTATCTCGATACGTATCAATTTTTCGTCTTTATTACGTGCCTTTGCGATCTTTCTTTTCGAGATGCCATACAGGTAATGAGCCACAATCAAAGAATGTTCGTACGGTTTTCTCTTCTTAAGAAGAGCAAGGCTACCTTCAATAATTAATGCATCACTATCTGAACAAGCTAGACGTGTCTTTCTGGTATATGGAAGAAGCCCCTTAAACCCAGCAGCTATAGACGAATAGTCAACTCCTGAGCTATCACTCGCTGCCCATGCCCCCCAACGTTCAAGGATCATCTGTATATTACGCATCAACTTTCTCCGAAAAAATCAGGCCAGCACGCCAATTGCCAGCGCACGATCGATAAAACGAAATATCAGCTCCAACTGGGAACCATACTTCTCTTCAAATGCCACGGTATCCGCATGCAGCTCGTCGTGATGCTTTCTGCACAAAGGCAACACAAAGAGGTCATGCGCTTTTGTACCCATTCCACCCTGACCATGGCCTATCAGGTGGTGGGGATCATCAGCAGGCTTTCCACAACATGCACACGGCTGTGTCTTAACCCAGCGCGTGTACTTTTCATTAACCCAGCGGCGGCGTTTTGGGCGTAACATAAAAGACTCCGGCGACTCCGGATCCACTTTCAGCGCCAGCACCTTTTTCGCCTTATCCTGGATGATGCTGGTGGCAGGAACCGAAGGCACAAGATCACTTTCCCGGGTGACAGACGGCACAACAGGCTTCGGTAATCTCAGTGCCTTACGGGCTGCACTTTCCGGTAAGGCATCTGCCAGATCATTACGAATCAGCCACCAGCACAGTTCCGGCATTGTCACAACGTGACTATCATCAAAACCGAGATCCCGACGCACAACAGACAACACCCAGCGGGCACAGTTATCCGTTGCCATTGATTCCAGCCGTTCCGTGAACTGATCGCGAAGCTGGTTATCGCAGTGCCAGCACAGACGGATTGCGCCCGGCGCGTGTCGCATTGTGGTCATGTTCTCGCTGTGCCAGTCGGAATGAGGCCACTGGCAGCCTTTTTCACGAAGTAACCAGCTTTCAAGACATTCCACCCCACCAGCACGACGAATCACTGCCTCATTACGGAACACGGCCAGAACGGCAGGATCATCCGCCAGCGGTTGTGATGCCGCAGGAACGGCACCACTGGCGAAAGATGAATAACGCTCCGGCTCAGGCTCCAGCAGAACACGCCCCTGCATAAACAGGGGCATCAGCTCTGAACCTGGCCTGAACAATACGATCCCCATACGCGGGGCTATTTCAGGGGTCAGTAGTGCTCTCACGGTCACCTCAATGAACGGTATCGAGCAGCTTTAACAGCTCAGGGAATCGGGATTCGAAGAAATGCGGCTGCGTCTCGCGCGGATTTGCGGGACTGGTGATGTTCTTGCCGAACATGCAGCCTTTCGCCGTCAGCGACCAGAATTTTTTAATGTTGTTAATTGCGGTACGGCTGTATCGTTCGCGTTGTTCAACGATCCCCAGCTTCACCATCTGGTGATATGCCTGATTAGCCGTAAGGCGGATACCATACTGTTTCAGCAGTGCACTCAGCGACAGCGTGGGGCGACTTGAGCCATCAGGCGCGTCAGCAGGAGCATCAATGGCATAGCGCGGTGCCAGATTCGGTAAGCCAACAGCCTCCTGAAGCTTCTGACAGGCTCCAAGCACTGATGAGTTAGACAGGTTTAATTCCCTGCGCATAAAGTCCAGCAGGATCACGCCAGCCTGCATCTTGTCAGCAGCCTGCCCGGATATTTTTTCCGGTGTGCTGGTTACCATATCGAAAGTACGGATCACCTTCAGATGGAATGACGGGCTGATCCACATTGCATAGGCATACACCAGTTCTTTGCAGACATACGTCCCCTGGTTATTTCCGCCACGAATAACGTTAACTGGCTCTATATTGACCGAGTTGCAAATCTGCAACTCGCTTATTAAACGTTCAGTTTGCTCATTGCGGAGCCAGAATGCAGGCTTATGCTTATCCAGAGAACCGGCAGCCCTGTGCAGATCGTTCAGGCTGTAACGCCCATAAGCATCACGACGAACTTCAATACCATCAATGACCATCAGATTATTCATACTTCGTTTCTCCTCTTGATCAGGCGGCTGCCCCCGCCGGTTTCTCGTACTTACTGATAGTGATCTCGACCTTCCCTTCCGGGATAACCGGTCCCCACTCCACCAACATTCTTTTCACCTGGCTGTCGTCTTCCCACACACCCGCGTGGGTCAGGGCGTCAAACAGCGCCTTGTTATAGTTGTCCAGATCGCGGATCCGGTTATCCGGAGGAAACAACACGATCTCCACTGAAGCAGGTGCTGACGTTGGTTTCGGCAGACGACGTAACTGCTCAACTATTGCTGTGCACGCCGCACTCTGGAATTTTCGCCCCGCCGCGCTTATCAGGCTCTTACCAGCAAATGCCCCTTTGTTGGGGTGTCGCCAGTAGGTGTTCACGCTGGGTGGAAAAGGCAGAATCAGCTTCATACTTTCAGCCCCCTCTCATGTAACCAGTGGGCTGCACGCAGCCTGGCGTTTTCCTCACCAGCAAGCAGTGCGCGGATAATCCCGGCCGCCTCGCTGTCGTCGTCCTTCACCGCGGTATGAAGCGTTATCCCCCGGGCCACGCCACGCTTTATCGTGATGACGCCTTTTTTCTCCAGTGCGCGAAGATGCTCCACCGCTGCATTCACTGAACGGTATCCCAGCATGGTTGCCACCTCCTGATTGGTTGGCGGGAAGCCACGTTCTTGCTGATAAGAAATCAGCATATCCAGCCCCTGCTGCTGGCATTGAGTTAACGTCGTCATGCCGCCATCTCCCTGACCAGTTTTTCTGCCTGATGGCGAACCTGCGCCAGAAAGGCCTCACCACATGCCTCAAGTTCATCGCGCCCGATGTAGCTGATTGCCGGTCCCTTCCAGGTCTTGTCGAAAACAGCAATAGCACCAGCGAAGAAAGCGCCTGTCGGCACCTGCTTCTCATCCTTCGGGATAAACCAGGCAGGCAGTTCAAAACCAATACGCCCGCGAATAAAAGCAATATGATCTGCATCTTCCGGCCACCACACTTCGCTGGTGGCAGCTTTGATCAGGAAAACATAGCGCCCGCCTTTATCACGCATGGCACTGGCATGCTTCATGATGTAACGCATGCCGGTGATGTATTGCCCCTCATGCTGACTGGCGCGGCTGTATGGGGGATTACCAAAGGCAGCACCTTTAAGCTCCGCAAGGCGTTCTGACCAGTCATGCGCCAGCGCGTTGTCTTCCGCCGTGTAATACGCAGCACATTTGGCGTTATCACCGTCAGTGAACAGATCCAGAACAAACGGGCCAAACAGGGTGTTAATTCCCCAGAAAATGTTGTCCGGCGTGCGCCACTGATCGCCCACTTCCTTCAGTTCATGGGCTGGTTTGTTCCGCAGTTCCACCAGCGCCTGGCAATATTTATTACTCATTAAGCCCCCACGTAATTCCCTGAGAGATACCACTCTTCACCTGATGCAGCCCGCTTACTGCTTTTCCGTAAACACCGTTCACGACGCGCCAGAAAATTGTTTCGTTCTGGCTGGGAGTGGCTTTCACGGAATGCCGCCATCCACACCGTTGCAGCACGACGGTATAAGCCCCTGGACTCCAGTTCTTCCGCCTGGCGGGTCAGGCACAAAATCACCCGCGGGTCGTTAGTGCCGACATAGAAATTGCGCACAGGTCTGGTTTCACGAACTGGTTGTGGTTCCGGATCCTGCGCTCTCTCAGTCAGGCGCGGGAAATGTCTGCGTGTATCCCCTTCACAACGGTGAGCCACACGCCCACTCTGACGTAACTTGCTTGCTGACTGCAGAACGCGCTGCCGTGAGTAACCAGCAAAAGCATCCGCAATGTCTCCGGAAGTACACCCCGGATGGGCTTCAATGAATTTCTGAACTTCATTCAAAAGACTCATAATCACCCCCTGAATCCTGCCGGGATCTGGCTGTAGTCCACGTTGTCGTAACTGGATTTGAAGTACGGGTCTTCGCGTTTTTCGGTGTACGTGCTTACGGACGGCGATAAGCGCAGGGAAAGCTCATCCCATTTTTCCCGCAGCTTCGACGGGCTGAGCACGTTACGGCACCAGAACGGATCGCGGCTGACGCGGCTGTACATCTCGCAGATTTGTTTGTGAGTACGACCATCCTGCACACACATCAGGCGAATTTCGTTTGCCCAGGCTGTCCAGTTCGGTTCTTTGGGACGAACCACCTCGCCGTCACATTCGGCAGCCTGCTCGTACAGGGCGATGATTTTTTTCCAGAGCCACTGTGCGCAGGTCAAATCATCCTGCGTCCCCCACTGGCGCTTTTTAGGGCTGAATACAACCGCATCAGGATGGCGAGTTAAAAACTCCTGTTCAGCCGTCTGCGTGTCCGGTTGCGAAGCGTCCGGACGAGAAGTTTTTTTATCTGACGGATCATGTTTTGATTTTACTGACGGATCCCCGCCAGATTCTGACGGGTGAAAACCCGCTTTTTTGCCAGATTTCGACGCATCAAATTTTGACGGGTCAGATTTTGATGCGTCAGATTTTGACGGGTCAGAATCTGACAGTTGAGAAAATGCCGCTGCCTGAAGCTTCGCAACGTTAAGCTGATAAACATTCGACGCATTGCGGTTACCCTGGCGACGCGCCTTACGCGTTAACCAGCCTTCTGCTTCCAGCCGTGCGATAGCCGTTCTGACGGTACTCATCCCCGCGCCAATCTGACGGGCAATGGTTTCAATTGATGGCCAGCACACACCTTCGTCATTACTGAAATCAGCCAGGCGGGCCATAATTGCCACGCTGGATAATTTCATGCCTGACGCAGCGCAACCATCCCATACATAGCCGGTTAATTTAGTGCTCATGACCGACCTCTATTTCCCTGAATTTACGACGAAACTGTTCGAGCGGGCTGAAGCACTCATGCTCATAGCCTTCACGGAGGTAGATAACCCGTTGTGTTTCCGGCTCCCAACGAATGACTCTGACGGGCACTCCGTAGTGATCTTTGAACCAGCGGTTAACTTGTCGCAAAGGACTGTCTCCTTCTGCCGGTTGAAATCACCCACAGCCCACTCTGCAAAGCTGTGGGTTACAATTTCCCTGTCACCTGGTACATTTACTGCATAGCAATACTCTACCTTCGCTTTTCCACCCGGTACAGGAAGCGCAATCAGTTGCGAGCGACGGTAGTGTGTTGTTAAACTGTTCATGCGTTAGTTTCTCCACAACCAGAAGCAATCGACGCCACGACGCCCGGAGCTGCACACTCGCGGGCGTCATTACTTTCTGAAACGCAAAAAATTTTGTAGACAAGTGCTGCATGCTCCTGCAGCTTCGAAATTGAGAGGTACAGCTCGTCGTTAATTGCTGTCTTCTCATGCGGTTCCACTACACCGTCTTCGATTGCCGAACGAATCTGTTTTGAATAACTGCCGATCTGTTCAATGACTTCCAGTAAACGCTGGTTAATATCGGCATTGTCCACATCCTCGACGTCAGGAAGAGACACAAAGACGCCATTTGCAGACTGCGCCACAGCGTCGGCAATGAAGTGAGTGCCACCAGCACGTTGTAAAATCATTGCCCATCCCAGCGGGAAAATCTGATCGCCATCGGCACGAAGGCGGTTAAATAATGCGTTCTCTGTTACATCCAGCCACTCAGCAGCTTCAGCGTAACCCCCCGGCAACGCCGCGATAGTTTTTCTGACAGCTTTCACGTACCACTCAGGCTGTTTTTCCACTTTCCAGTGATGATTACCCACGGCTTACCTCCTGTTCCTGTGGTTTAAACCCATTCTGGTTTTGGCTAGATTGAAAACGTGCCGGATAAAGAATCTGCATTTCGCTGATTTCACCCTTAAAAAAATTGGCCAGACGTTCTGCAAGATCGATAGATGGAATTTGTTCCAGTCTTTCAATACGACTCAGCGTCGCTGGATTGACCTGAACGCCAGCAGCAACATGCTGCAAAGTAAATCCGTGCGCCTTACGCACATTCCGTAATGGTGATTGCATATGACCTCCACATATTGCGTGATGAGCATATTATTTCACGCAAATATTTTGCGCAAGTTGATTTGCTTAACGCGCATTAAAGAAATGTAATAAACGCATGAACATAGGAAACCGAGTCAGACAACTTCGCCAGGCGAAGAACATGAAAATCGCCGATCTCGCTGAAGCAATAGGAGTGGATGCGGCGAATATCTCACGCCTGGAAACAGGTAAGCAGAAACAATTCACTGAACAAGCCCTGAGTAATATTGCCAGGAGCTTAGGTGTTGATATTGCTGATCTCTTTACCTCAGACGTCAAAAGTAATACTGTATGTAAAAACAGTATTAGTGAGGATGTTGCGCAGGTGAAGGATGTATTCCGTATTGAAATGCTGGATGTCAGTGCCAGTGCGGGAAATGGCCTTATCCAGGGCGGTGATGTCATTGATGTGATTCATGCCATTGAATACAGAACTGATAATGCTGTATCGATGTTTGGCGGACGGCCAGCCAATCACATTAAAGTTATCAACGTTCGTGGGGACAGTATGTGTCCAACCATTGAGCCAGGAGATCTCATCTTCGTTGATGTCAGTATCAATCAGTTTGATGGAGATGGTATCTATGTATTTGGTTTTGATGATAAAATTTATGTCAAACGACTGCAAATGATACCTGACAAACTACTGGTGATTTCTGATAACCAGATTTACCGTGAATGGGGAATTACCAGCGAAAATGAACACCGGTTTATGGTCTTTGGAAAGGTCTTAATCAGCCAGTCACAAACCCTTAAGCGACACAATTAACCCTTACCTCCTCATCAATTAGCCACCCAAAGGTGGCTTTTCATTACCCTTTAAATTGCATATCTCGCAACAAAAACACTTGCATAATGCGCAACTTCATTTTATCTTTCTTTCCAGACAAACAAACAAGGTACTAACAAAATTTGGTTGTAACACGGCGTATGGCACATGCGTCGTTAGCGGTCTGGGGACGTTAAAGGGGACAATCCACTCCTTGCTCGGGCAAACAAACCAGGTAGCCGGAATGTGCAAGTCAATGATGATGCTGATAAGACGCCTAACCAGCGTGGCGATTCGGTTTGACGCCTGGGAAGAGACCAGGGTGCAACGATGAGGGCATTTATGGAGCCGCGACAAAGTGTGGTGCCGTAACTGGCTAAGTGCTCTCAGCGTTGTGGTAATCCGCGAAATGGCGCGGCGGTAAGTATGGCGGGGTTACTCTTTCCCCGTTGAGGACACCGGATTGTCAGGTTGACCATACGCCTGAGTGACAACCCCACCACAACAGCCACTGCTTTGGCGGTACCAGTTTGTACCCTTGCTTCCGGCTGGTACCGCTCTTTTTACAAAACAGAGAAGAGCATCACCGGACGACGGGCTCATAACCCAATCCATCCGGGCGGCTGCCACCGCAGGTGTTCTTCTCTGTTTTGTGGAGAAACTAACCGACCTTACAGGGTCGATATGATGAGGAGCAGCAAAATGGCTAGCGAACGCAGTACTGATGTGCAGGCATTTATCGGGGAGCTGGACGGCGGCGTATTTGAAACCAAAATCGGCGCAGTTCTCAGTGAAGTCGCTTCCGGTGTGATGAACACGAAAACCAAAGGTAAGGTCTCACTCAACCTGGAAATCGAACCATTTGATGAGAACCGTGTGAAAATCAAACACAAACTCTCATATGTTCGCCCGACTAACCGCGGGAAAATTTCCGAAGAAGACACCACCGAAACGCCGATGTATGTCAATCGCGGTGGTCGCCTGACTATTCTGCAGGAAGACCAGGGACAGTTACTGACTCTTGCCGGTGAACCTGACGGAAAACTCCGCGCAGCAGGTCGTTAATATCGTTTTTAATTAACTGATTATTTATCTCATCACTGAATATCTTTATATAGTGAGGACTTATTATGTCTCAGAACTTAGACGCAACCGCAATTAATCAAATCCATGCCCTTATTTCTGCTCAGGGTGTTAATGAAATTATCAGTAAGATTGGTGCCGATGCTGTGGCATTGCCTGAGAATTTCCGCATTCATGATCTGGAAAAATTTAATTTAAATCGCTTCCGTTTCCGTGGTGCGCTTTCCACTGCCAGCATCGATGACTTTACCCGTTATTCTAAAGATCTTGCAGATGAAGGCCCCCGCTGCTTTATCGATGCTGATAATATGCGAGCCGTCAGTGTGCTTAACCTGGGTACTATTGATGAACCAGGTCACGCAGATAACACCGCCACTCTCAAACTGAAAAAGACAGCACCGTTCTCTGCCCTGTTGTCTGTTAACGGCGAGCGTAACTCCCAGAAGTCACTGGCAGAATGGATTGAAGACTGGGCCGACTACCTTGTGGGCTTTGATGCTAATGGTGACGCCATTCAGGCAACAAAAGCGGCTGCGGCGGTCCGTAAAATCACGATTGAAGCAAACCAGACCGCTGATTTTGAAGACAATGACTTCAGCGGCAAACGCTCTCTGATGGAGTCTGTCGAAGCGAAAACTAAAGACATTATGCCAGTAGCATTTGAGTTTAAATGCGTTCCGTTTGAAGGCCTGAAAGAACGTCCGTTTAAATTACGCCTCAGCATTATCACTGGTGATCGCCCTGTACTGGTTCTGCGCATTATTCAGCTGGAAGCAGTACAGGAAGAAATGGCTAACGAATTTCGTAATCTGCTTGTTGAAAAATTCAAAGACAGCAAAGTAGAAACCTTTATTGGTACTTTCACCGCCTGATTTCATTACTGCAAATGCCCCTGCGGGGGCATTTATGGAAACGTAATTAACTCAATAATCGCCTGATGGCGAGGGTTTTCTTTAACCAAAATTCAGCGCGGTGCAGCGCATATACGTGGAGAACAAAATGTCATTTATTAAAACTTTTTCCGGGAAGCATTTTTATTATGACAGGATAAATAAAGACGACATCGATATTAACGATATCGCGGTTTCCCTTTCAAATATCTGTCGCTTTGCCGGTCATCTTTCGCACTTCTACAGCGTCGCCCAACATGCGGTTCTTTGCAGCCAGTTGGTGCCGCAGGAATTTGCTTTTGAAGCGTTAATGCATGATGCAACAGAAGCGTATTGCCAGGACATTCCCGCACCACTGAAACGCCTTCTTCCTGACTATAAACAAATGGAAGAAAAAATAGACGCCGTAATCCGTGAGAAATACGGGTTACCCCCAGTTATGAGTACGCCCGTGAAATATGCCGATCTCATCATGCTGGCAACCGAACGCCGCGATCTCGGGCTTGATGATGGCTCTTTCTGGCCTGTACTGGAAGGTATCCCGGCAACAGAGATGTTCAACGTGATTCCACTGGCACCGGGCCATGCCTACGGGATGTTTATGGAACGCTTTAACGAGTTATCGGAGTTACGCAAATGCGCATGAATGTTTTCGAAATGGAAGGGTTTCTTCGTGGGAGATGTGTACCGCGAGATCTGAAAGTAAATGAAACAGATGCTGAATACCTGGTGCGTAAATTCGATGCGCTTGAAGCTAAATGTGCAGCACAGGAAAACAAAGTAATACCAGTGTCAACTGAACTGCCACCAGCAAATGAAAGTGTTTTGTTATTCGATGCTAACGGAGAAGGCTGGCTAATTGGTTGGCGTTCTCTCTGGTACACCTGGGGACAAAAAGAAACCGGAGAATGGCAGTGGACATTTCAGGTCGGGGACCTTGAAAACGTCAATATCACTCACTGGGCAGTAATGCCAAAAGCACCGGAGGCTGGAGCATAATGACCACTTTTACCGACAAAGAACTGATTAAAGAAATTAAAGAGCGTATCAGCAGCCTTGACGTGCGAGACGATATTGAGCGCCGTGCTTATGAAATCGCACTCCTATCTCTGGAAGTAGAACCAGATGAACGCGAAGCTTATGAATTATTCATGGAAAAGCGTTTCGGTGACTTAGTAGATCGTCGGAGAGCAAAAAACGGCGATAACGAATACATGGCATGGGATATGACTCTCGGTTGGATCGTCTGGCAGCAACGAGCTGGTATCCATTTTTCAACAATGTCACAGCAAGAGGTGAAATAATGGAGCCATACAGCCTCACACTCGATGAGGCCTGTCATTTTCTCAAGATATCCAGACCGACTGCCATTAACTGGATACGCACAGGGCGTCTTCAGGCAACACGCAAAGATCCCACTAAGAATAAATCTCCTTACCTCACAACACGACAAGCCTGCATTGCGGCTCTTCAGTCTCCGCTGCATACTGTCCAGGTGAGCGCGGGTGATGGCATAACAGAGGAAAGAAAATGTCACTCTTCCGCAGAGGTGAAATATGGTACGCCAGTTTCACATTGCCGAACGGTAAAAGATTTAAACAGTCTCTTGGAACAAAGGACAAAAGGCAGGCGACAGAACTCCATGACAAGCTAAAGGCTGAAGCATGGCGGGTCAGCAAACTTGGTGAAATACCTGATATAACGTTCGAGGAAGCGTGTGTCAGGTGGCTTGAAGAGAAAGCACATAAAAAATCACTGGACGATGACAAAAGCCGGATCGGATTCTGGCTTCAACATTTCGCAGGAATGCAACTAAGAGACATTACTGAATCAAAAATTTATTCAGCAATGCAGAAAATGACGAACCGGCGTCATGAGGAAAACTGGAGACTCAGGGCAGAAGCATGCAGAAAAAAAGGGAAACCTGTTCCAGAATACACGCCAAAACCAGCGTCCGTTGCAACGAAGGCTACGCATCTTTCATTTATAAAGGCCCTACTAAGAGCCGCAGAGCGTGAATGGAAAATGCTGGATAAGGCACCAATTATTAAAGTGCCTCAACCAAAGAATAAACGGATCCGCTGGCTGGAGCCCCATGAAGCACAAAGGCTGATTGATGAATGTCCGGAGCCATTAAAGTCTGTTGTTGAATTTGCACTGGCAACAGGCTTAAGACGCTCGAACATCATCAACCTTGAATGGCAACAAATAGACATGCAGCGCCGGGTGGCATGGATAAACCCGGAAGAGAGTAAATCAAACCGCGCAATTGGCGTTGCGCTGAATGATACTGCATGTCGCGTTTTGAAAAAACAAATCGGGAATCATCACCGTTGGGTATTTGTGTACAAGGAAAGCTGTACCAAACCAGACGGAACGAAAGCGCCAACAGTAAGGAAGATGCGGTATGACGCAAACACAGCCTGGAAAGCGGCGCTGAGACGGGCTGGTATTGATGATTTCAGATTTCACGACTTGAGACACACCTGGGCAAGTTGGCTGGTTCAAGCCGGAGTCCCGTTGTCAGTGTTACAGGAAATGGGAGGCTGGGAGTCTATCGAAATGGTTCGTCGATATGCTCACCTTGCACCTAATCACCTTACCGAACACGCACGGCAAATAGACTCGATCCTGAACCCATCGGTCCCAAATTTGTCCCAGTTAAAAAATAAGGAAGGTACTAATGATGTGTAACTTATTGATTTTAATGGTGCCGATAATAGGAGTCGAACCTACGACCTTCGCATTACGAATGCGCTGCTCTACCAACTGAGCTATATCGGCCCTGAAAGGACATGTTCACGAACGTGAATCACGGTGGACAAGGTTAAAACTAACCGGGCGATGCGTCAATGGCCTTGTGAATCAAATGGCTACTTTTGCATCACCCGGTTTTATTTACGCACGAATGGTGTAATCACCAATGCCGATCCACTTGTAAGTGGTCAGTGCTTCCAGCCCCATTGGGCCACGCGCGTGGAGTTTTTGTGTGCTTACCGCCACTTCCGCACCCAGACCAAACTGGCCGCCGTCGGTAAAACGCGTAGAGGCGTTAACGTAAACAGCGGACGAATCCACTTCGTTAACAAAACGCTGGGCGTTGCGCATATCGCGGGTCAGGATCGCATCGGAGTGTTGTGTGCCGTGTTCACGAATATGGGCGATGGCATCGTCAAGATCGCTGACGATTTTGACGTTCAAATCTAATGACAGAAACTCATCGTCATACTCTTCGGCTTTAACAGCAACCACCTTCGCAGGGCCTGCCTGCAACTGCGCCAGTGCAGCTGCATCTGCGTGTAATGTCACGCCGCTTTCCGCCATTTGTTTGCTTAATGCGGGCAGGAAGCTATCGGCGATGTTTTTATTCACCAGCAACGTTTCAACCGTATTACATGTGCTCGGACGCTGAGTTTTCGCGTTGACGATCACTTTTAATGCTTCAGCGATCTCTACACTTTCATCAACGTAAATATGGCATACGCCTATACCACCTGTGATCACCGGGATTGTCGACTGTTCACGGCACAGTTTATGCAAACCAGCGCCACCACGCGGGATCAGCATGTCGATGTATTTATCCATACGCAGCATTTCACTGACCAGCGCACGGTCAGGATTATCAATCGCCTGCACGGCACCCGCCGGTAAGCCGCAGGATTTCAGGGCGTCCTGAATCACCGCCACCGTTGCAGCGTTAGTGCGACACGTTTCTTTGCCACCGCGCAGGATCACCGCATTACCGGTTTTCAGGCACAGCGAAGCGACATCAACCGTCACGTTCGGGCGCGCTTCATAAATCACGCCAATAACCCCCAGCGGTACGCGACGACGCTCAAGACGCAGGCCGCTGTCCAGTACGCTGCCATCGATTACCTGCCCCACCGGATCGGCGAGGTTACACACCTGGCGCACATCATCGGCAATGCCTTTCAGCCGTGCGGGCGTCAGTGCCAGACGGTCAAGCATCGCTTCGCCAAGGCCATTGGCACGCGCGTCAGCAACATCCTGGGCGTTAGCGTTGAGGATGATTTCGCTTTGTGCTTCCAGTTCATCGGCGATTTTTTCCAGCACGCGATTTTTTTCGCGGCTGGAGAGTTGCGCTAATTTATACGAGGCTTGCTTCGCGGCAATGCCCATTTGTTCCAGCAT